CTCCAAGGATTAGATCGTGCTCTTGTGCCAAGACCATGGTGTCTAGCACTGGAGATGCGGCCGTGATGTCTCCAAGGATTAGATCGTGCTCTTGTGCCAAGACCATGGTGTCTAGCGCAGGTGCCTGAGTCTCTATGTCTCCAAGGATTAGATCGTGCTCCTGCGCCAAGACCATGGTGTCTAGCACTGGAGATGCGGCCGTGATGTCTCCAAGGATTAGATCGTGCTCCTGCGCCAAGACCATGGTGTCTAGCACTGGAGATGCGGCCGTGATGTCTCCAAGGATTAGATTGAGGTCACCGCCTGTGGCCGCAGGCATTATAACAAACGGCAATGACCGGTAGAGCATCGGGGGATGCTCGACGAACGTGGGCGAATTAACCGGCGTCATGTTATAGCCGCCAATTTTGTCATTGTCGCCGCGTACCAGCGGCCAATAGGCAACTAAACTTTGCGGCCTGACAAATAACGGTGAATATCCAGCACCGAGGATTGCAACCTCTGCGTCCGTTAGCTGCACATTCCAAACAGCCGCTTCAGCTACACGCCCTGACAAAAAATTAGACGAGCCACCAGCCGCACCAACCATCGTTTCATTTACCGTTAATGCCTCGCTTGCACCAGACAACGTATCAGTAACTTTATTGCCGCCATCCAAAAACACGGAACGGTTTGAGCCGCCGTTGTAAAATGTACCGCACGCATGATGCCATGTGTCAACAGAAACACCGGTCGTCTGTGCATATTTGAAAAATGCGCCATAATCAACGGCTCGCAGTGCGTTGGTTGGCTCGAACGCTAATTTATACTGATTTGCATTCCCGCTATTATATAAACCTACGAGGTCTTGAAAAACTCCAGCACCAACGTTATCAGTATAAAACCAACACGCTATTGTTAGCGGCGTTGCGGTCACAACGGCAGAGTTTATCTCTAAATATTCAGAGTTGGCGCGAGCAAAAGAACGAGCCATCTATTTTATGTTTCCTTGATTTCTACAAACAGCAATTCGGCGTCACCCGCCGCCGTGTCGCTGGCTGCGTCCCTTGTTACTTTTATGCGGAACCCCTCACCGACTGCTACCGAATCCATATCAGCGCCATCCGTAAACGTGACATTCACAACGTCAACATTTCCAGATGTGCCAGGAACGGTCGTATTATCTACGCTGTTTACGGCTGCAAAGCTATCGGCATCTATGTCTAGCTGCTGGTCGCCTATTCGCTCAAATGACACGTCCCAATCAACATCGCCGCTCGTCGCGCTGCTCATGGCGTAATGGATATAGACTGTTATGCCAGTTGTGCCAGCGTAGAGGCGCGGCATGATTGCCGAAAACACCGCGTCCTCGTTGGTGCTGGCATCGAAATCCAGCACTGGGTGACTGTTTCTTGTGTCCAATGTTGCCGGGTTACTAGCCGGTGGCTCATTGTGCTGAGGTGTGAAAATTAGTAAAGTATCGCCAGAAGCCATATCAAATCACCTTATACCTTTTGAGGACAACGAATGACAGGAGCAGCGCCTTTTGCTGCACTGTCAACGCAGAACGTGCTTGCTGTGGTAATGCTGAGTTTACCGCGCCCTCATTGTTGTCCATGAAATCATCAAGCGCATTAACGGCCGCTCTCAGGTCTACTTTGTTAATCCCAATCGAATCCCCATCATTTGATAGCTGACGCATAAGGTCAGCCCAAACTTCTACACGGCTCACCTCGTTTAATACTGCCATTATTTTTAACTCCTATAGCTAAACTTCAGTAAAACAACCTGGCTCTCTAACAAGATCGGGACGGCCGGTAATGAATTTGCTTATCATACTCATTTTCCTTTCCATACCCCAAGCAACAAGGCCGAAATCCTTTGCATAGAACATGGTCTCGCCGGTATTTGTTTGTATTTGGATGACATCTACCAGGGTAATATTTCCAAATTGATAGAGATCATGCTGCTTACTAAAAGTAACAACATTTCTGGATGGACCGCTGTTAGCATTAGAATTTTGGCAGTTATCCTTATAGCCAAACTGCACCCAATGTTGCGGTTCTTCTGTGAATGTCTCGCCTTCACGCATATATCGTTTTAGCCACTTGGCTGCTGTTGCACCTTCCTCTCTTTGAGTATACATGCGGTTGACTCCTGGGCGTTCGGCATAAAGAGGTGCCGGACCTGGAGACGTGTCTAATCCGCGCCATATGTACGTGTCGTCATAGCGTAAAGTTTCGTATTGGTTGTTTTTGACCTGATAAAACGTTTTGCCCTCTTTCTGACTTTGGAATATTTCAGTTGCTCCGCTTAAATGTCTAACTTCGTACATACGGCCGTCGCCACATAGGTAAGGTAGCATGTCGTATGCTTTCACGATGGGGGGTGCCGGTGCTGGTTTATTCTTGAGGTATGGGTACGGATCTATCGGCTGGCCAAAAGTCCACATAGGATAGCCATTACCCGTGTTGGTAGGCCAAAGGATGCCGAAATGTTCATGATAGCCTGTTGATGCTCCTGAGTTGCCGGAATAGCCTAATATTTCTCCGGCACTAACTGCCTCTCCTTTTGTTACCTGCAGATCTTTTCTAGCATGAGCATAGACTGTTACAAACTGAGTGCCTTTAACGTTGTGTCTTAGATATACATGCCAACCATAACGAGATGGTAGACCGTTTAGCGTTTTGTCTCCTGCATACTCAACTATACCGTCTTGAGCAGCGTAGAATGGCGAGCCTGATTGTACGGCAAAATCAATGGCTTCGTGTCCTGGCAAGCCGAACGGCTTATACTTATCAGGATTTTCACCAAACCTTTGCGTGATCAATTCCGTATCACATGGACGATACTGCAATATATCCTCTACTGTTGGAGTAGGGGGATGGTCTATGTATTGGACTTCGTATTTCCAACTATTCGCCTTGATGATCTTCTCGGCCTGTTGCTGACTTGGATATGCTGGATCGACAAGAACCACATAGCTTTCTGTATTGCCGGCCTTCATCATCGTAACCATGTCGTCATGACTGGCTGTCATTGTGCGTTTGTAGTTGTTGTACGCGAAGGTCGAACTGGCTAACCATGCAGTTAGTCCATGTTCCTGGCCAACTTTTACAATGACGATCTTCGGCTTATTCTGTGGCGGGATTGGGGGTGGTGCTTCCTCGATATCCCATACCTGTGTTGAGGCTTGTTTTTTCATGTAGGGGATTAGACTTTCTACTTGTGTATTAACTGGTTTCCAACTATTTGAGGCAGTCCATAATGCTACTAGCTCTATTTCAGGGTAGTGCGCATATACCTCTGCGGCCTGCAATAGCTGTTGTTTTGTCGTTTCTTCAGATGGTGCTAACTTGTTTTGATGGTAGCCGAACTCAGTTATCTGTACTCGCGGCCGTTTAATGCCCATTTGATCGCAGGCATTAAATAAGTGCTTGAAGCGGAATACGTGATGGCCGATGGCATCTGTTGGTGATTTTCCAAATGTTGCATCCCAAAATAGATTGTCATGCAGCGAATATTCATGAAGCGCGATACCAAAGCGATCTGGATATTTTTCGCACAGTTCCAGATAAATTTTCATTCCTGGCTGTTTCCATACGCCATACTCGGGAAGGCCAGCTGAATAGGCAAATGCAAAATAACGCCATGGATGCGACTCTTTTAACATCTCTACGGCCGTGTAATAGGCTTGCCACCCTTCACAATCTCCCCAACCCGTGAAGCCTGGTATTGATCCTAATGCTGGTTTAGTGTCAAACTCCTGTTTCCATCCCAACCAGCCGGCTTGCTCATTTTCAATGGATACGGCCGTAATTGCTGGATTTACATCAAGAGGGATAACTTGTTTGTAATTATTCCATCTGGCTTTAACAAACTCTTTCCAGGCGATATGTGCGGCTTCTTCTGTTGCATGGAAGCGATAATCAAAACCGAAACGGTACCCTTGCCGATCTTCGGTCATGATTACATTGCCGATGTTGGTGGCGTTGTTCTGGATATCTGCTGGTGTGGCATCGCTTGACGCTTGTGAGACTGGACGGCCGATCGCATTGACGGTCTTAACTAGTTCTCCCCAACCAGACATGCGTGATACGGCTGTATACTGTGGGAATATTTTCCAGAATCCTTTACTCATTGATGACTTCCTCGGCCTTTTCCGGCTGTGACGGCTGTTGTGCAGATGGCATGAGAATCAATTGATTGTCTGCTAAATCTTCGATCTGCTTTGCTATTCTTCGTAGCAGTCCAGATGTTACGTTCACACCTTCACGTACTCCTATCTGGATGCTGCCATTTGCGACCCTGACTGCCTGCAAAATTACCGTTTCTTCCGTCTGTGCTGCTTGTCCGTTTGTATTCATTATTTACTTACCCCTTTTTAAGTGATATCAATTTCTGTGATTGTTAATGCCTCTGCCTGTTCCTTGCGTTCCTGTGTCTTTACAATTGTGATCCAATCACGCGTTATTTTCCGTTTAATAAATACCCCCTTTGGTTCTGGATTCGGGTTATCGTCAATCATATCACGATAACCATAATGTGCGGCCATTGCTGCTATTAGACGTGGCATATGCGTGTCGCTAATCTGAAATGTTATGTCGGCCATTTTTTTACTTTCTCCGTGAGAACATAGTGCATATGCGCTCAAACAAGGATTTCTTTTGCTCTATATTTACAAGTCTCTCATGTAGCTGCCAAATGGCACCGCTGTGCAATTCTGACAACTTACTTCTATTGCGATGCTTGCCATTTAGCAATTCTAGCTCTTCCAGATATTCTTTTGTGTAGTCAACATCTGGTTTTATTTTACTTATAATAGCCTTGCCTGTGGCTATCATTGTGGCGCGTATTGCGCTAACATCGTCCAAGAAATCAGGCGTGAAGTCTTGTGTGTCGTACATATCGCCGTCTTGATAGGTGTCGCCATCTCCTTGCATTACCCAGCGCATGTAAGGACCACTATACAAAGCGACGGCATTATTATCTGCGCCTACTGAAGTACCATCTATTTGCCCGATCAATACTAATGGCGCGAAACCGGCCGTTGTTCTTACGGCCGTGGGCGTATTCGCTGATCCAACTAATTGTAATGCTCTGTCTGCACTTCCTTCTGCGCCGCCTTTTATTAATACGCCACCATTTAAGCCACTGATCTTGCTAATTTGAATGAAGGTTTCATTGGTGTCCATTCCTTGAGTTGTCAGTGCTGTCAAATCGCTGGATAGTCCGGTTAGAATGTAACCATCACCAGAACCTTGGTCGAGAACTATCTGGCCTCGGGATGGTGTATTGCTTCCGCCAAGATTCATACCATCACTGGCATAGATGATGCCCTGCATCCCGATCTCTGGATAGGCGTTATTTGAATAAAGATGAACTATGGCTGGGCTATCATTTCCACTATTACCATAAGCAGCCAACTCCAGGTCTGCATCATAGTTTGTTTGTGCCTCGACCTGGAGAGTCATGGTGTTATGCGTAGGGTTGTCGTAACCCTCATACATATACAATCCGAAATCGGCACTTGTTGCCGTTGTTTCAAAACAGTTTATCTGGCCTAATACTCTATCTGTGGTACTGTTGTTAAAGACAATACGATGATAGCCATTGTTGGGCGGGTAGCTTTCAGTGTGGATGGTGAGTCCTGTGGTAGCATCTAGATCTAGGACTGGTGATGTCCCTCTAATTTGGTATACCCACCAGATTTGTATGATCGCTGCATCCCACTCTGCGTCTGATGCACTGATATCTAAACTCGTGAAGTGCGCTTCAAACAGTGCATCTGTACCATTGGCCAGACTGTTTTGTGTAGACAATTTAATCTTGTCACTGAGTTTGGTTGTTTGATCGGACTTAAATAGCTGGGCAAATAATTGACAGGTGTCATTGACAAAGGCATGATTTGAAACATAAAATTTAATCGACATCCTGGTCATATTATGGGTGATGGGCTGTAAATTAAATTTGATTGTTCCTGATTGGCCTACGTCATTATTTATCCAATCTGAGTCCGGTTGCATCCACGTGGGATCTTCCTCTATGTGAGTGTAATAAGATCCTGAGCCGGATGATCTTGTTATTCCTGATGCACTGATGTCGCCATTGACTCGCACATCCAAATCTAAATCGGACACTAATCGAAGTGCATACAATCTGATATAGGCGTTGTCATTTAGACCTTCTGTCAAATGGATTTCAATGTCTTGGAATGTATTGTCAATATCTGATAACAGGACGTGTGGCCCGTTAATATCTCCAGTGAAGAAGCCATACTCTTGTGTTCCGGTTAAACTTACGAGATTGCCTTCAAGGATGTGTGTAACCTGATTGGCGGATTTCCATGGAGCATCACCATACCATGCGCCGAAACGCACAAACGGTCCTTGTTCCCGACGAGCATCGACTTCCCACCAACCTTGGCCCGATTTTCCGTATCCTAAAACAGGTGTGCCAACGCCAATATCATAACCAACGGCTTGATCACTTGATCCTGCTTTTCTTGTTGTTGCATCCCAACGTTGTGTGCCGTCTGTTTGGTCAACGTAGTTGGAGACCTGGCTCCAAACATTGAACATATTAACGCCTGTGCTGCGTCTAAATGCTCGTTCTCGAATCCAGTCTCCTTCGTTGAATACTTGAGCATCGCCAAAAACCGGATTATCTTCAACATAGAGATAGCTGGAACTGTCGATTGGAGCAACTGTGTGCACCTGAGCGACGACGGCAACTGAATCTGTTACTACTAGACCGTTAGCCTTGGCCATAGTAATATCGGCCTGGAAGAGCCTGACGTGCATTTCGTCGGCCTCGATATAGGCACAATAGATCGCTCCTGCATCTGTATCTATCTTAAACTGCTGTGTAAATGCGGTTGCGCCTGGGGCTACGTATCCCTCCCCTCTGAATACGATAAATTGGGTTAGCTCTACGACGCTGTTATTAGGAGTCAGTACCAGATTGTTGGTTGGCTGAATAGTCAGATCGCCTGTTGTGGTGGTGATCTTCTCCGGCCCTTGGAATTGCAGTGTGCCGTCGATCTTGACGAAGGTGCTGTTAGGTGAGAGAACTAGATCGTCTTGTGGCTGAATAGTCAGATCGCCTGTTGTGGTGGTGATCTTCTCCGGCCCTTGGAATTGCAGTGTGCCGTCGATCTTGATGAAGGTGTTGTTGGGCGTTAGGATCAGGTCGCCTTGTGGCTGAATAGTCAGATCGCCTGTTGTGGTGGAGATTTTCTCTGGCCCCTGGAATTGCAGTGTGCCGTCGATCTTGATGAAGGTACTAGTTGGATAGAGGAGTAGATCTGCTGCCGGCTGCAATGTGAGATTTCCGGCTGTGGTGGAGATGGTCTGTGCTGCCTGAAATTGCAGACCGTTAGCTATGCGTGTTAGTCCGGTAATTATTGCACTGGCATCTAATGGAAAATACTGTGTGTGATAATGGGTTCCTGGTGCTGTGCCTGTTCCTCCACTGACGATGATATTTGAGGCCGCGCCGCTGTTTGCTATGGCCTGCGCCACTGCCTCATTTCCGTCTTTCGGACCGGAAACGAATTGCTCGCCTAGTTCAATGTCTAATATTCTTAATCCTGTTGAACTATCTGCACTGGGCTTGATGTTCCTTATCCATAGATCGTCGTCAACTGTCCAAAGAATTTCACCGTTCTGGCTCTTGGTATATTTTAGATGTAATGTTTCTCCAACCTGGATGTCACGTAGGAGAACGGTTCGTAAATTGTAGGTACTGTTTAACCGGCTTCGTGCGCGTAGTTTTGCTATGGCCGCATAAAATACACGCTGCTGTGTTTCTTTTCTTTGCACACTGCTGGTGTTTGTGGCTGAGATCTCCTTGAACACAAAGGATGCTTCGGTTATTTGTGGCTGTATCAATCCTGCTTCTGCGTCGTCGTGGATGACAAGCGAATTGGCATAATCGACACTGAATCCTGTTGGAACTGTGACATCTGCTCCTGTTAACCCATTTAATGTGATGCCATCGTTTGAAGCAACGTAAATTCGAGTCCATTTATCACGCCATGATCGCGACCTGGTACAGTTTATTACCGGCGCATTGTTCGTGTTTGACTCCAGTCCCGCTGCTGTGAATTCTGACATTGCCGCTACGTAAACTCCGCTATCAATAGGAGTGGCCGCATTGGAATCGAACCAATAGAGTTTTCGTTCTACGGTGGTGCTAAGTTGCTCACGAAAATACCAACCTGATTCGGTTACTATGTCTTTTAGTAGATCTATGCAATAACGGCCGTTTACTGGAATGAATGTGCCGTTTGGAGATCCGCTTATGCTCGAAGTCCACCAGGTTTGACTATTAGAAATTGCCTGCGTAATGTCGTCTGGTGCCTTGCCTAAATAGAGGTTGTACGGCCGGTTAGTGCTGTCAATAAAACCATCACGCCATGTAACATTGCATCTATTGCTGGAATTTGTGTAGTCGTCAACATCTGCAAATTTGCCGTCTACCTCTATCACGGCTCCATTATAGAAGTCGTCTGCCTTTACATCTGCTGCAGCTAACTGAACATAGGTTTCGTTGACGATCGGTGCTGTACCGGAGTAGGAGATAGCTATGAAGTCTTTATCAAGGATCTTGCGTTGTAGTTCTTCACTTAGTCCTTCGCCGCTATATTCAACTGTTCCCCCTACTTCGTCAATCGCGATTTCTTGCACGATAAACATGGCGACGACGGCCGTATAGGTAGACGGACTCACACGTTCACTGTAACAGTAAGTACGCATGATATCCCCTTTCTCGACGAAAGGATAATTGTCTCGATTGTCTAGCGGGGCTGTGGCCGAACCGCTGCCAAAATTACCGGCAATCCAATTGCCCTCGGAAGATAGCAGGGGGATGACATAGACCGGACGGCCGTTGTCTACTATTGATTTAACTGTACCTGGTGCAGATGCAAGACGTATCTCTGCATAGGGACCTTTCCATGCTTGACTCATACAAATAAACCAAAGGGCTTAAACACAACTTTTATTTCAGATATGATAGTCTTTCCTGCTTCATACCAATCTGCATCTTCTGTTATATCTACTGAGAGCATAAGCGCTTGGCATTGCTTGGTGGTGGCACTGCCATGAATGTTAGCTATAAATGTGTAGGTCATGCCATAGAATCCGGTGGGTGGTAAGCCAAAGAAGTTGTTGAAGGCAGTGCCTAGTGCTGCGGCTGTTGCTGCCTGAACTGACATTGTTAGCGGGAATTCGGCGGCTTGTAACTTTCCTCCCTGCCCGTAATTAAAATCGAAGAGATCCCCTCCAGCTACTACAAGTGTTCTGTCTAAAACCTTGGGGAATGGAAGTTTGAATTCCTGGCTATCAATAGCTCCTGTGCCGTTTATGGCAACGCCATTGAATGATTTGGGTATGAGGTAGGTACTCATGTTAAGTTCCACCTTTGTAGTGCTTCATAAAGTCCTTCCGATGTAGCTTTTTTTATGTCATTGGGGGATCCGCTGGTTGCACCGAAAAATTGTTCTATGGATATGTTGATTTCTTGTTTATTGGGGCTTCCTGTGTCAGTAGCTCCAAATGTTTTGTTGGGGTCTAGTGGATCAGTTTCGGGCTTTACGGGATCGCCGCTTTCATCGACTGTTTTATAGGTGATGACTAGCTCTCTACCTCTAACGGCCCAATCTATCGCCTTGCCTAACTCGTCTATATCTTCTTCTACATCTTCGGCGTTGGAGCTTATTTCCGTTTCCCATTCATCCTCAGTCAAGGCTAATAGCTTATCTTCCATGGCCTGTAATGCGTCCGTATCTTCTTGGGCTATCACTACGTCCGGCTCGATCATCATTAGATCTTCTGCACGTACGATACCCTTGGGCATTTCACTGCGCCATGCTTCGGGATCTACCAGGTTAAACGCTTCCTTGGCTGTGGCTGCTATGCCGTCTGCTAGAGCCTGTACTGCAACGGCTTGATCCTCAAAGTTGAGGTTCTTAAATCCCTCCATTTCGGCTAGTTTCTTGCCTTCATCTGTTACGCGCACAAACTGTTTTTGTAGCTCGCCTGCATCTTCTGTCAGCAAGCCTAGTTCAACGGCTAGATCTATGACACTTTCCGTATAGCCGTTACTGGCGATCATCGCGTTTATGACGTTCTTGCGATAGTGTGTATCTATCGCTGCTCCTGCCTCTTCTAGTTGTTGGTTAAGATTGTCGAGGCTCTCTTCATCGGTTGCGACACTGAGTTCTAGCTGTAGATCCGATATGGTTTGGATCATCCCCTCGCTGGCCTGGTATGCCTCGCCTAGTCTCATTCTATAGGCTAGTGCTTGTTCAGCTATTTGCTGCACTATTTCGAGATGTCTTTCGGCAAATGCCGCGCTCTTTTCCTCTGCTGCTGCTGCTGCCTCTGCCTCTGCTGCTGCTGTTTTGTCGGCCAGGGATATTGCTACCGCTGTGGCTAACTGGTTTTCACGTTGTTCATATAATTCAAATACAATATCGCGTTGCTCTTTTGATTTTGCTAATATTTCTTCTTGTGCTTTGTCATAAGCTTCTATTGCATATATCCGTCGAAGTTCTGCTTCAAGTTGCTCAAACGTAATGTCTCGTTGCTCTTCCATGAGTTTAACGATTAGCTTGGCATTTCGCAGATAATCAGCATCAATATTCTTGGAATCTTCGGGAACGAACTTTACAGCGAGTTGCTGTACGTCCGGTATGCCGTACCCTGCTCTGGCAGTATCTCTAAATGCGGCGTCAAACAACGTAAAGGCGTCAATTCCCTGCGATAGTCCGGCGACAAGATCATATAAGTCTGTTTTTAACTCAACTAAACCTACGGCAAAACCTTTTGTGAGTGATCCCTCCATTGCATATGCATGTTCTTTGGCGGCGATCATTTGCTCATTGGCGAGATAAAGCGTTCCTTCAAACTCTTTTGTTTGTTCCGCTAATGTACCGGCTGCATTGGCGGTGCCTTGGTATGCTTCGCCTAATTCTGCCGTATGCCGTCCGGTTAGTTCCAGTACACCTCGACCGGCTAACATATCACGGTAGAATTTACTATTACCCTGGATTAGTTCACTAATAGATTGGTTGGTGTTTTCGGCATGTTGCTCAAGCAGTTTCAAACCGTCGATAAGCGTACCGCCTGCCGCTGTAAATTCACGGAACCCAACACCTGCTGCGTCCTCGAATGCCTGACCCGCTGTAGTCCCCTTGACGGCGATCTGCGTCAGCATGTTGCCTAGCAGATCTCCAATTTCACCGAAGTCGTCACCTTGGCGGTTCATGACGATCATGGCCGCGCCGACTTCTTCTAAACTAACGCCGGCCTCTGCTGCAGGTGAAATGATCTTCGCCATGCCATTAATAAGATCGCTGGTTTCCAGGTTGGAGTTGTTGGTGATGTTGGCGTAGATATCAAGCACTTCGCCTAGTTCGTAAACACCTACGCCATAAGCATTGACCGCGTTCATTCCGGTTACGAGTGTCTGCACCATATCGGTGTTGCCTACTCGCGCTGCATCTGTTGCTTGTTTTACGGCTACTAATGCCTCATTGTAGTCGAGACCCAAGTTCATGGCCTTTCTGATGGCCGTTTGTGTTTCTACGGCACCACGGCCGATCTCTCGGGCTGTTGATGCGGCCGTGTTGTATAGTTCCTCCTGCGTCTGTGTTAATGCTGGTATTTGCGCTTTTGTTCTGGCTACTTCTTCTTGGAGATCTGAGAAGGTTGCTGTTGCCTGTCGTTGGAATTCCTTGGCCGCGTCTATTGCACGTCTAAATCCATCGGATATTAGATTGAGACCCTTAAAGGCTAGACCTGCTACGCCACCAACGGCAAGAGCCTGACCTAACGTTTGCTTTAGCTCGTCCATGGAATGACCGAAGGTAAGTGTAGATCTCGTTGCTCTCTCTTGCGCTTTGGCTAGTTCAAGATCAACTTGCGCTTTGGCCTTTTCTTTTATAAGTGTGTCTGTCAGGGTGTTGTTTAATTCTGCGAATTCTGCGTTCTGCTTGTCTACGGCTCGCCCTTGCGCTTCAAGATCATCTTTGCCTTCGCGAATGATGTCATTCAGTATTTTCTGACTAGAGATAGACTCCTTCATTTCAGAGTCTAATGCATTGAAGGCGTCTTGCTCTTCTCTTGTAGTGTCTAGTAGATTATCACTGGCAAAAGCGAGATCTCTTGCTTGCTGTTCTTGCTTGACCATTGTCGTAGATAGACGGTCAAGATCGCGGTGCAGGAGTTTCCATTCTGCGCTTAGTTCTTTGCCTTCTTCGCCTAGTTTTGCCAGCGTTTGTACTGTTTCACGTTGGGTTTGGATGTTTTTTTCGTGGGCAATACGCAGCTGATTAACGGCTTTAGCAAAACCAGTGGTTTCTTGCGCTGCTTCTCTGGCTCCCCTCGCGTCGGCCGTTACGACAATATCTGCTTGTAGTCTTTTATTTTGAGCCATATTGTGCAGTCCGGTCTGTCGCTATCCCCTATAAAAATTCAGCGATTATATCAATTAACTCTTCCTCTTCTTTATTTAGTTTTTCTTTGCGCTTTGTTTTATACCCTACTCTGGCTGTTCTCCATGCGAGATCCATTAAACGCAATAGACGTGCGTTTCTGTTTTTCTCTTCTCTCCAGTTACCTCCAGGATAGGGAAGGCGAAAAACTACTGCATCGGCAGCACGGCTTGTCTGATAATCTATCAGCCAGTAGGCCATTGATAGTATCGGATGTCTTGGCCCTCGCTCTTTCTCGTCTGTCTGTGTCCATAACCAGACAAGCCGCATTAGTTTTTTATGTTTAGAGCATCATCAATCAATGGCTGTATTAAATCAACTATTATTTCAGCAACGGCTGGATACGGCCGTTTTGCTGTGCTTTCTCTAAAGCTGTCGATAGTTAAGCCTGGGAAGGTTATCGCCTTTACGATATGCTTCCGATTACCCAATTTAAGGTGGATACCTAATCCTTGAGACTCGCCACTCTCTTCGCGTTCCTGTAATAGTTTTCGTGACGCTTCTATATTCTCGATGTAGATGCCTAGATCGTCATCTTCAAGAATTATAGGTATTGTGACTGATCCCTCCAGTTCGCCTACTACTAACGGGTACTTTTTTTGATTGATGAATTCTGCCATATTTTCTATTCCCCTTTTGGTTGTATTAGCTGCCTATAACTAGCCTATTACTAACTAGGCTGCTGCGCCTATGGTGATGGTACCTACTTCAATGACCACTGTAGCCACGGACTCTTCATCGCTGTCTGCGTCCATTTGGCCGTGTGGTGGGCACTGAACTACACTGATGTCACCAAAGGTGTATTCGGCCATACCTGCGGTGCTTCCTGCCGGTACTACGGACAGACTTGTGATAGCAGTGCCGTTTTCATAGGAATCGTATAATACTCCTAATGCACCACTGGCAGTGTTGTTTAGTGATTGATCGTCAATAACGTCAAGCGAATATTCGTAATTGCCGGACTTCACGCGGCTTTGCAGTTCTGTGGCTGTGCCTCCTAAGCTGTTGACTAATCGTGAATTTCGCCTGGGCGCGTTTACACTGACTGTTTTTATGCTGCCATTGACTTCTGTTGCATTTAGTTTTACTGAACCACTGTCGGGAATATAACGTTCTGCTGTTAGAGCCATGTTTAATTACTCCTTAATTTCTTGTTTGTCCTCGGCAATAATGCCGCGCATAAGTAGGCGGTTGATGTCTGCTTCACCTAGATGTTCAAATGGTCTGCGTGGAGCATCTTCAGCGTAAGGATCTTTGACTGCTTTAATGAACTCACGCTCTGCCGGTATCATTGTTTTGTACCAGACATTTTCCAAGATCACATATTGTTTCACTTCGTGTTCTTTTGAGGCTGTTGCTTTTTTAGACATTAACCATCATCCTTGTCAGGATACGGCCGAAATGTGCATTTTGTACGCCACCTGGCGCTAACGGCCGTAAACTTAGCTGAGGGAAAAGAATCTTACGCCAATAGGCTGTCTTATAGTTCTCTTCCAACAACACTCTGTAGATAGCGTTTTCAACACTATCGCTTATATCCTCTGCTACGTCTAACTTACCTTCGGCAAACTTGACTAGCCACCAAATCGAGAATTGAAATGCTGGCCCTCCGGTAGCGCTGCCTAAAACGGCATATGAATTAGGAGAAGAGCCGGCGGAAAAAACGGCTATTTCACGATCATATACCTGCGGTAATTGTCGTGATTCGTAGACATGGAATTGCATTGTTGTGCCGATCTCCGTGTCTGCCTCCAACAATCCGGCGAGATATTTCCGTGTTGCTGAAATATCTTGGATAGCCATTACCAGAATGTCTCCAACATAATATCGACCTGGTTTATTATGATGCTGTCGAAAGAATCCTGCATGATGTTTGCCGCTTCATCGAACCAGGCGCGACGTTCATCATGATATTCAGGCCCGTATTGGCCTGGATAGCCACCATACTTGGGATTGATGATAGACGGACTCGGATCAATGAATATAGACGATGTAGCCTGAAAGGGACTTTCAATAGAGGTTTCGCGTCTATGAGCATCGTGCAAAGTTCCGGTGTCGTAAGGCGATTGCTGCTGCGCTAAGATGTAAAAAAGCGTTCCGGCTTCATGGGCAATCTTGGCTACCGGACTATCCTTTGGGTTACTCTCGAAGAAGCGGCGAACATCGAGTTTCTCGGCTAACTCTGCGATATCATGGGCAAAGAGGGCTAACTGGTCTTCGGTATATCGTTTAACTGCCATGTCCACTACCTTGCAGGATTATTTCTAGGTATTCAGGCCGCACTAACGGCCATTTATTGACGCTGTGAATTCTGAAATCATTGCCTGTTTCAAAAACCAATCGCATATTTTCCTCTATGATTTGATCTTTAGGGACATGGGTGAACACTTGTAATGGCTGAAAATCATAGGCTGTTTCGGCTGATGCCTGTCTATAGATGTAGGGATATGGGAAAGAACATGGTAGTTCGGCGATCACGGTTGTGTTGCTGCCACCAGACTGATCCACTTGTTGTATAGCACATACTTGTTTCATGGCATGGTTGTACATTATGGTACTCCTGGTGGTAAGATGTAGCCTCCGCTGCTGGAGTATGCTGGTGTTGATCCTTTTGTGCGATCACCTGGTGTTATGTTGCCAAAACCCCATATTGCTCGTAGTTCACTGGCCTTGCGTCCTAGTGTTTGGCTTTGTTTTCCTCGTTCTGCCGATGGCCCTAACTCTACCTCTTCTGGTTGTGATGCCCATTGTGTGCTGGCGATTTGTAGCAATCTTGCCGCCGTACGGCCGATCTGCCGTTGTGTTGGCGTATCTAGCTCTGTGATGCTCTCGCTGGCAGCCGCATAGACAATTTCATCGTCTGTAAACTGCCTGCCGGATGGCAAGATGCCCTTTTCAGGATTCTGGTCTCCTATTTCTAACCGTACTGCAGGTATCAATTTCATGATTATGCCTTAATCACTATGCCCCAATGTTCATCAACCCATTGAGCAATATCGGCCGCTGACTTTTTTCCAATACCGCTTATTTTTTTTAGTCCCGCTATGGTCGTGGGCAGATCATCAGATACAGTGATATCTGCGCCAAGCAGCAAAGACTTATGGGGAATGTTGGAGTAGAGGATACTTCGTTCTAGCGTAGCATCTATCTTTAATACGGAAGAAGATGTCTTAAACGGTTTGGCTACTAATTCTTCCGCCTTAGCGAATTGAGCGAGATAGGCTTCTTGTGTACTAGGTTTTCCGGTCCAGTCGATGTACCGATTACCGTTCTTTAGGATCTTTATCTCGCTCATATTCGTATCTCTACACCATTCCTTAGGATAGATCGCTGGATGCGATAGCGATTTTCTCAGGCACCTCGATGACAGGCAGACCGTTAGTGACTGCTCGGCCGTGTAACTGCATAGGCAGTGCTTCGGGCGTGTATAGTTGCGCCCAACGGCCGGACTGACCTCCACCTTCAACGGTTGGAGCAATATGCGTATAACCCAGACTCATAGAGAGGTACGGATTGTCTGTAGATCCTTCTCCTACTCTGTATCCTGAGCGCTGTGCATTTGCAATGGCCAGTATTTTGCCCTCTTGCATGAAGGGTACAACTGTCGATTGCCCTAAGTTTGTGATGTCCAGGATTTCTCCTTCAAGACCATAGGCAATGATTTCAATTGTGTTGCGGAAGTCCGTATCTACTCTTTCGGTCGTGCCGATCAAGCGGCGGAATGTGTAGCTTTGGGAACCATTACCAAGATCTCGGTATGCTACCATCTCGATAGCATTGACTGCATTATCAATAATCTTGGTCAGCGTGTTGGGGTGGACAATGAAGGCCCTAACATTGTATTTCAATGCGGCTTGCAGGAGCCGGACGTCGGCCCAAAAACCTGATGCGCTAGAATCCCAGGCTGCGGTGCCGGTGCGTGTGGTCAGCACATTGGCGGCTGGTATGCCGTAATCTACCAACAAATTCATGTTGTTGAACGTCCAGTCAATCTGTCCACTGAGCAGGGCTTGCGCTCGCAGCCACTCAAAAGCATCTATATGCCCCTGGAGCAAAACTTTGTCCAAGAAGTTCAATGCTTCGTTTACTATGAAATCCTGGCTGGCCTGAATGCCTAATCCTTTCAGGGCTTCTTGAATCCGTCGCATAGCACGCTCGGGTAGCTCGACGCGATTTGCCAGTTTCGCGGCTTGCTCCATGAATGTACTGACTTCGGTAATGCCTGTTGGCGGATATGGGCTGTCAGTCGCCGCTAAACCGGCCATTGTGGATCGAATCGTCATGTTCCCATTTTCAACATTATATGTTTCCATGTTCATTTCTGGGAGCAACGTATTGAATATATACCAATCGGGTGGGCGAGTTTCGTTTGTAATTGAAAATACTGCGTCCGGACCCAGGACCGAAAGGGCTGTAGCAAAGTTTAAGTTCATTTTATTTTACCTCGTTACCTTTCTAATCTTAGGTTCGGTCGTCGCCGTAAGTTACAAACTGGAATGTAGTGGGTAATTCGGCCTTGATCGTGGCCCACGCTGCATCGACGTAATCTGCAATCAGATTCTCAAACACAACGCCACCAATAATCAATCCATGTCCTGCTCGGCCTGACTCGTCGTTCATGTCGGCGCTGGCAATAAGGAAGCCAACGGCGGTTTCTGATCCTGGGATAGTCAGACGCGGACACATTTTACCACTGGCTAATACGGCCATGGCGGTTCCACCTGGAATGGTGGTAGCCGATCCGGTATTAGTCCAGTCTATATCACGTCCCATATCGCGACTTATTGACATGAGGTCAGCCACAAAGGGGATCGCGTCGTCGTTAGTCGTTATTCGACTCATGTTGTTTCACCTCGGTGTAGAGGAGACTTTCCTTGCGACCGCCTTTTGATCGCCTCTAGTTTCCTCTCTAATATTGGGTTTCCCTGACTTTTCTGAGCATCGCTTTTACTGGTTTGCTGTGGAATCCAAGTTTTTCCGGATTGTTCTTGCCCTGCACCATTTAAGGCTGGTAAGAAATCTGTCCAATTGGTTTCAGCATACCTGTCGAGAAGTACAGGTTCATTACCCTCTGATAATAATCGAACGACACGCGTCGCCTGTCCTTCTTCGTTTGTGGCTTCGCCAATTTCTAATGTAGCTTCGGTTGGCAGTAGTTGAGATAAAACCTTGGGATTCATGTGTGCGACATGTGCCGCGTCATTCACCATCTGGAATTTCTGTAGGCCAACCAGTGCGTTTTGGTTTTCCGTGATTTCATCCGGTGTACCAATCGCTTTGTAGGCGGCAAGCAAATCAAAGTCTGCTGCCGGAATTACTCTTTGATCATCTGCGGGGATTAATGCTTCTGCTGCTTGCGCTCGTTGTCGCAGGCCATAGACACGGGTATGTAAATTTTCGGCTAGACGGAGTGCATCACCGTCTTTTTTGGCTAACTGTGCCTGGAAGTCAGCTAGACGTGCACCATCATCGCTGTCGTTTGTGTCGTTTTCGCTGTCGTTTGTGTCGTTTTTGTCTTTTTGTTTCATATTTACCCCTTATACACGTCTATTATTCTGTACTTCATAATAGACTATCCGCTTATTAAGGTCAAGGAACATGATCGTTCACGCCGCCATTGATATCAACTGTGGCTCTTTGTATTTCTTCCTTCTTTTCGCCGAATGGCCTGTAAGCTGCATGTAAGTCATTTTTTTCTAGCACTTCTATGTTTTCCAGATGACCTTGCCACATCTGGCCCAAAAGCACACGCAATCTTTTCTCTCTGCCTTTTATCAGCGCGACTTCTTTTTTTTGCTCTTCTACTATGTCTAAGGCGGATTCGGTTATTATTTTTGCATCGCTGACCCTACTTTTGTTCCATGCCGCGATAACTCCTATTATAGCCGTCACCATACTTGCCAGTGCTGGAATTGCAGCGAGCATTAATGCTCGCTGGAGTTGCTGGTTAGTTATCTCTGCCTCTAAACTCCAGATATACTGTAATGCTTGCACCTAGTAACGCTACTCCACTTATTGTGTCTCGCCATCTCGCTATCGAGATGGCGAGTGTTGGATAAAGTTCGATATCAGTAGCGGCTACGGTTACAAAAAATATTACGCCTGCAGATGCACCGAAACCTAATCCCAACATGGCCCACATCATACTGGTTATGTGGCGCTTTCTGACCAGTGATGCTGCATAAAAGCACATGCTCGCCGCAAGACCATACAGAATTATCATGCAACCGATTGGGATCATGGGGTAGTGCTATCTCCTTGGGGGTCCAGCTCTTTTCCTGATACGGCTTTGCGTATGTTCTTATACCCTTCCCAACCATAGACCGACATGAAGGCACCGATGACACCTCTTACTACCGCTAGAGCAACTACCGGACCATCTTCGGATACATTAAACTGCAATATCTCCGCTATGTACAATCCTGCTACGGATAACGTAATGCCGAAAACTAACGCCATTACGTTTACGATCAAAGGGTACCATGATTTACTTACGTGTTCGCTTAAGGCAGGCTTGAGTAGCTGCAATAACATGCCGGTAACGATAGCTAGGGCTGTTGTCTGTAATAATGTGTTGCTGTCTATATCCATTTTTTACCCCTTATACTAGATTAAATATTACTTACTGTTGGCGTTTCTACCTGCGTTGTTTCCGTGTCCACTTGAGTTCCTGCAATTCCGGCCGTTGCATCAGTCATGCCTGGTTTGGGTTCACCCAAGCCTACACGCCCTGCTTCTGTTTGTGCAGCGATCAATGCCTCTATTTCTTTTGTCGGATGCTGGTAGCCTGCCTCGGCTAAGGCAGTCGTATGTGAGATAAAACCATCGGTTCTTAACTGGCTGAGTAATAGTTTTTGCTCAATAGTTACAACTCCGGTGTCGATCTGTACTTCTACAAATGCCTTTATCCCTCGTGGCTCGGCCGTTCCCGTGATCCCCTCTGCCAAGGCGATCACAGTTTCGATCACCCAGCGTACCATTAGCCTGGTCTGGTTCGCCATGTCTGTCATTGACGCTTCAAAATCCCCTTTCGCTAACTGTAACTTTTCTCCACTTGCCTGAGCCAAGCCGGTTAGCATCGTATATTCTTGGAATGCTGATTCTATAATGGATGATCTTAACGCCTTGATCGCTTCGGTAAATAAATGTGGCGAGATCCCGCTGGCCTGGGTGTATCCTGTGCCAAATGCCTTTTCGGTGTCGTCTGCATCTAATACGGTTGCTGGTTGCAGGAAATGGCTGCGCCCTGGTCCTCGCTCTAATGGAGCTGGAATAAATCCTAGCTCTCCGTCGGCGTTTTCCTCCCAACTTCCTGGCGGCAATAGACCAAAGAAGAAGTTCTCAGGCCATGCCGCACCGCCTATACCTGCTTGAAATGCTGTAAACGTGTGGTTTAAAAACCGCTGCTGGCTGCGAATGGCACCATCTATTAACAACGGCCGTTCTAGTTGGTACATGGTTAAGGCACCGCCTAAATTTATATCTGTTGTTCCTGCCGCGACTGCTTCACTGGCAAGTAAACTTTCTAATATGGTCATGCCGTTATCGTCTACATAAACAATTTCGGCTCGATTAAAACCCTCGCCCGCCTTTTCTTCTTCCCAGCTGATAAAGCCTACTTTCTCATAGCCGCTGTCTGCATCTGAGAATACGACGGCCGTTGCTGGAGCAGGGGCTTCTAGTTCAATTAAATTCATCGCTTGGCCAAGGTCTTCGGCCTGCGCTCTCCCCCCCTCCAAGCGCTGTTCCGGTATGTAGAATCTTAACATACCTCGGCCTGGTGTCCCTTCATCTCCGGCCCAACTGCTATCCTCGATTGCGTCGGCAACAATGGAGATCACCTGTTTCTCTTCCATCCATTCCTCAATGAACCGTCTTAGTTCTTCTTCCTCGCTTTTTGGAAGAGGCTTGTTCTCATTGTCTAATAACTTCCATGTCCATGCCTTACCTGTTAAGGCCCACCGCGCTCGCCTGCGGATCTCTTTTAGTACATCCTGCCATACAAAAATTCGCTCCATTTCTGTAAGCCATGAACTGTACAATGGATGATCTGTTGGTAATGACGGACCTGTATAACCTGCGCCACCTTGCCAATGGTCTCCGGCTGCAAATAGGGCGTTTGCCTCGTTAATAGCTGGAATTTTCGCTTCAAGATCTTCTATGTTTAATTCGGGCTTTGCCATGGTAATATCCTATTCTACATGCTTATGCTGACTAATCGCTGCCTTCTCTGCCGCTTTTTAATTGTCGTCCATGTTAAGGCACCTGCCGCTATGATCGCAGTCATGGCCGCGTCGTCGTAATCGCCTTCCGGTGCTGTTTGTGTTCCGGCCTCTATGTTGGCTAGTTGTGCTAAGGTGATCTTTGTTCTGATCCCTATTTCCCCCTCTTGCATTAGCTCGGCTAATTTGTCTATCGCCAATGTCTTTGTACGCATGGTTGTGAGCCAACCTTGCTTCTTGTCAAAAGGGCTCTTGTAGATCCATTTGTACCTGTATATCTCGCCTAGGGCAAGGATCACGCTATGACCGTGGTTGTTTCGCTCGGGACAGATTGTCGCGTCGTTGTATACACTCGCTATGCGCCATGCGTAACTGGCTGTGGTGCTTGGCTCCCATTTGCCCATGGCGAACGCGACCTCTTCCCACAAAAGTGCGTCCCATAAGGTCATGGCTGTGAAGTCTGACGTAGTATCTCCCTCAGCCGGATCTATGATCAATAAATACTCTCGGTTTAACTGTGGCTGTTGGTAATAGGCTATGCCTGGTATGTTCGGTAGTCCGATCTTGCCATATTTCGTTAGCCTATCGTCATTTCGTGTGCAAGCCTTGATCCATTCTTGCTTAAACCGTTTGGTGCTGCTCCGGCCGGCGAGTGCCTGTTCTGGCACTTCGGGATATTCTTGCCAGAGATCGTCTTGCTCTTGTGTGTTTATTTTGTTTGTGTACCACTCATTTGTGCGGCTTGGACGGCCGTACCAGGGAATGAACAACGCTATAAACTCGCTCATGCCTTTTGCTGCGCGTTTGTATAGTTTTGCAAAACCGTTGTTTGGCTTTTCCTTGTCGTTGGTGGAGATGACAATAACGCGACCTCCAGCGTCCGCCGTGGCTACTGCGGCTACTAGCAATTGATCTAGGAAATCAATAAATGCAGCCTCGTCTATGATGACTAATGACGCCGTGAAACTGCGGCCGCTGTGTTTTGTTGTGGCGAAACTCTTGGCTCTGCTCTTGTTTGCTAACGACAAGCTCTCTTCTAGCGATTTCTCTACATCCGGTCTTAGCCAATTGGGAAGCCGGTCCCACATTCCCTGTAGTCGGCGCATTAGTTCTCTAGCATCGCCACGTGTCTTGGAAAACAAAAGGACTACGCTTCCTGGCTTGAATACCATCATGTGTAAAGCGTAGCCCAATGTGAGCCAACTCAATCCTAATTGTCGTGCCTTCAGTATGATCGTCTTGTCGTTCTCAGCTATAACTTTTATTGCTTCTCGTTGTGCAGGCCATAATTTGAATGGAAACCAGTCGCTACCTGGTTTGTTGGGATCGTCAATCTGTAAGTAGGTATCTATGAAGTAGCCTGGATTTAACGCGCATTTAGTTAGTTCTATTGCTTGTTCGTCTTTATCGTCGTCTATTATAGGTCTTTTGTTGTTCTGGTCACTCATGACTTATACAGTATAGCATATAAGTCTTTAGGTTGTCCTTAAGGATAGTTTATCTCCTGCACCTGGTTTACTTTGTACATGTGACTGGAGCTTGGGTGTAGTCCCTCTATCTGTTCAATTCGGTAATATTTTACCCGTGTCACTCCATGTGTTTCTATACCAACGATGGTGCCTTTCTTGCCGTTTAACATGTGATTTCTTTTGCCTTTTAGAATAACTCTGGTTCCTATTGCGATCATGCTGTTTTCTCCTTTCTCTCTTGGATATCCCGAATATCCGAATATCCGAATATCCCTACGCGCGGCCGTGTGGTAGAGGTTCACACTTAGGGCAGGGGGCTGAGACTATAAAGTCCCTAGACATTCTTTATGGCAATAAGAGCATAGTTCGCCATTATCACTTATTTCCGGACCCCACTGGTAACAAACTCTGCATGATGGTGGATTATAGATCACATGCGCCTCATTCTTGGCTAGTTTGTTCTGATCCGCACACTCGAATAAATGACCTGGTTCCTTTATCCACTTGACTCCAAGATCTATCCAGTCCTGCCATATTTCGTCTAGCATTAACGGATAAACTTTTGCTTTTGCCTCTTTCACCGAAGAGGCAAAAACTAATATTGCCCCTTCTTCTGGCCCACCCGTTTTACTAAATGCTGTGTATGCTCGCATTTTGTCTATTCCACCCTTGCTGCTTTTTTTAATGCTCGCTGCCCTTCAATCGTTACAATCCGCTTTCCTTTCTCTCCCCCCACTGCACCTATTTTGATAAACTCTTTTGTGATGGTCTCGTATACATTGGGCGCACTTACATTGGCACCTATGTTGTCTGTCGTGAATATTTTTGTTTTTCCTAGACGCCTTTTGCTCCAGCCCCAACCTGTATAACGCAGCCGATCATGGAGCCGTTTCCACTCTTTCTCTGAAAATCTATAAATTGATCGCCTGATCTGGTTGTCTGTTGTCTGTACTTCAAGCGCATATTTGACCGGCTCTGCTGCTGCTTGCTCATTCTCATTCGGCACTAGCTCGACGTTTGTTGGACTGCTCGTCTGATCTGTTCGTACTATACGGCCGCGTCGTGGTGGCCCTATCTTTAACTCTGAAAATTTGACGTAGTTAATGGTGTTCAAGACCAGCGACCAAAACCCTCCCCCCATGAGGACGACAAACATGATCGCGTAAATCACGCGCCATTGTGGACTGGTCTTGTAATCTGTGTAGATGTTCATGAACAATACCAGGCCCGTAGCCATAGAACCAAAGCTGAGGATCATATTTTTACTGGCATTTTTCATGCCGCTTACTATGTCGGTTTGTTTCACCTGTCTCATTTGTCCATTATTTCCATAAATAACGTCATTTGTCCGTTTTCTATCTGCTCTTTTCTTTCTCTCTTTTTTCTGTTCTGCGCTCTCATTGGAGCATCATAACTGTTGTGACATTTCTGGCACAATGCCGCCAAATTATTAGCATCACAATTCATTGGATTGGGATCGTCCAGATGCGCGATTGTCAAAACAACAACGCTGCCGGTTATTGGATGTGGCTTGTGATTCTCTGCGCCGCACCACTCGCACGAGGCACCTTTCCGTATATCTCCTGTAATATCACCGCCTGCTCGGGTAAGAATCTGCTCTCTGATTTCAGCCCAATTATCAGGATATTTGCTCATGTCTGCTGGCATAGCGATCCCCTCATGGCCCCTATGGTATCGTCGTCGCCGTTTCGGTTGGTGTCGGTGTCCACGTATTCCATGGTTCTGGCGTTGGCGTGTTTGTCGCGGTTGGTGGAATTGGTGTCCACGTGTTCCATGGTTCAATCGTTGGCGTAAACGTAGGTACGGCCGTTTCGGTTGGTGTCGGTGTCCACGTATTCCATGGTTCTGGCGTTGGCGTGTTTGTCGCGGTTGGTGGAATTGGTGTCCACGTGTTTCCAGGCCACGGCGTTGCTGTGTTTGTCGGTGTAAATGTAGGTGTAGACGTTGCCGTGTTTGTTGGTGTGTTCGTTGGCGTTGGTGTAACTACTTGAGTCACGGTCACAATCTCAGTGACAATTATGGTTGGTGGTGGAGTAACTTCTTGAGTCACGGTCACAATCTCAGTGACAATTATGGTTGGTGGCGGTTCGCCTGTGATAACAACGGCCGTCTGTGTTGGTGGCACTGGACTGGCTGTTGGTAAATAGGGTGGCCCCATTACCTCGCCCCTGATGATTGGCAGGTAGACATGCTCTTCATCTGCCGCGAGGCTAAGTGCCAGCTGGCTAAAAGCGTCCAGACAATCCGTATCATCTAGATCGCAAGTCGTTGTATATGCCGCTGCTTTGTTTTGTGCTGTTGACGTTAGCCAAGCAAGGGCAGTTATACTGAGCATGATTATCGCTATGCCAATTATGGGTATAATTTGCTTGTGGTTGTTTTTCATCTTTTTCTCCCTTTTCTCCTTCTTATCTCAAATAGAATTCCTAGTGGAAACCAGAAAATCACTGCTAAAAGTATAATCTTCATTATATCCCATGTTAGTATTTCTACTTCGACATCCATTTCTTCGCCGATCACGATGGCGTTGTATGTCGCGAAACCTGCCAGTACACAACCTATAAGCAGGTATAATATAATTATTATAGCGCTGATAATTCCCATTCTACCTCTATCACGTCTTGGTAATCGACATATTTTATTAAGCTTAGGTAATCTTCTAAATCACCGCTGAGTTTCAGTACGTTTCTCACCAGGTTGAGTAACTCCATATATTGCTCGTATGCCTCTATGCTGATTTGGTGCCAGTGACTTTCTGTTTCGTTGCAGGAGTTTTCGTATTCCTGGCCTAGCCTGTTTAATCGTTCCTTTAAGATCGTGGTGCGCTTTTCTAGCTTTTCAATGTGATTAATCAGTTCGCTTGCTGTAGTTGCGGTTATGGGTACCGGAACGCCACTGCTAACCAACTTCAATTCCATTTTTGCTAGTTCAATCATATCCATATTATATCTCCTCAAAACGGTGGTGGCGTTTTGTGCGCCGCTGCCCATGCTCGCCATTGTTCACCATTTACCTGTACTTCGCTTTCTCCAATCATTGTCGTCTGCACCCACGTCCAGCAACAAAAGATGTACTTTGTCTGGTTGTGCCGGTAGCATCCTTGTCCCATTGATTTGTATCCCGCTTTTCGTAGTTCTGTTTTGAACTGTTGTTCAGTCCATGGGTTAATATCTGATGTCATAAAATCTTTTATTTAATACAGAATATTATCGCGAATATGCTGCTCGACCAACGCGGCGTATTCATCGTCGCCCCGCTCTTTGTCTGCGATTTGGCGTTCAAGGCGGGCATTAGCGGCGCGCAAGTCAGCTATTATGCGGTTCTTGCTGGCTATCGTTTGCAGCAGTATGTCTCGGTCTGATTCTGTCATGGTCGATTCTCCAGTGTGTATTCAATGTCCTTTGTTTGGTTATGCTCGTCTACCCATTGTGAATGAACTATCCTCTTTACTGCCCACTCCGGCGCATCATCCCAACTCGGCTTAATTCGTGCGAGTTCGGCGCGAAGGCGGTCGTTTTCGTCATTGCTGGAAACTAATGATTTTTCGTAACCGATGGCGGTTGCTGCAATATACTGGCTTTCGGCGCGGAGCTGTTCATTCTCCCGCCTCAACTCGTCAATCTGATTGGCCTGCTCCAATGTGCCGCCAATACGATCGCGCAGTTCACGCATTAATTCAGCTATGGTATCGTCTTTATTGAGTAGATCTTGTCTCATGTCATATCCTATGGTATCGTGGTCGCTGTCGAAGTCGGAGCCATCGCCGTCAACGTCGCAGCCACTCCTGTATGCTCTCTAGTATGGAATATCATCTAGATCTAAATCTAGCGGTTTAGACGGTTCGTTGTACTCCTTTATGCGCTTGGCCCACTTGCCGTCTGCAATCGGTTTAGGCGGATAGTGCGGTTCTGCCCAATAGCTTACATAGCTGTCTGGTATCTCGCCTACCCACTCCCAACTCTCGATGAATACCAACCAATCATCCTTCTGAGCTTCCCAACTACCCATGACGAGATGCTGTCTGTCTTTCTTGCGATCGTATAACATCACGAGCACATCCTCATTGTGATTTGGCTGTATATTCTTTGCTGCCACCCACGTTCCAACGTGCCGGCCTTTTACATGTAATTCCTTGTTCTCGGCACGTAACTGATCATTTATGACCTTGATCCGATCATTATATTCTCGAAGGCTCTTTAATTCCTTTGCCATTTCTGCTTTTGTTTTATGTGATTTGAGCATCTTGTTTACCTCCTCTTTATCAATGGAGTATACACTCCCCAATAACCTCGGCCTTGGTAGGCCGGTGCCACATCTCGCCTGAAATACAGGATCTCCTCTTGCGATATACGAATGACCTCTTGCCAGTTAACATATTTCCCTAATGGATCAGGAGATAAATTGCGCTCCTCCGATCTCAAAGACCACATTAAAATTGTGGCAAACCCTTTCATCGCCCTTAGATCGACTGGACCGCAAACCTCGTCATTCCTGGCTATCTCGGTTCCCCATTTCGGCCAATGTCGGATGCTGACTACTGCTTGCGCTCTGCCTTGCTTGCACTTTTCATTGTCATGCGGAAGCCCCATTACAAAATATAATGTGGCGTTTTGTAGGTTTCCGTTCTCGTCTTCGCGGTGCTTTCCTTGCATCCCGATTATATAGACATCGCCGATGGTTTCTGCTTCCGCATTTACCTTCATGATCAAAGCTACCGCTAGAATAAATGCTGCAGTCAATCCGATTAATAATATTCGCTTTTTTGTTATCATTTGATTTCCCCTTTACTAAAATTATGCTTTTTTGCTGCTCTCTCTATATTGTATCTTACTGTCCCGTATTGATCAAGGCCCTCTTTGCTTTACTCGGCCGTATTTGTGTGCAATGTATCCATGAGACGTCGCGACATAAAGACTTAAAACCGACATAAAGACTTAAAACCGACATAAAGACTTAAAACCGACATAAAGACTTAAAACCGACATAAAGACTTAAAACCGACATATATTTCGGCCGTTTCGTGAGGCTCCTAGCTTTACCTGCTTTCTCCTGGGTTATGGAGATGCTATTATTTGATAACAAACTACTATGGTAACTACAAGTTACTACTATGGTAACTACAAGTTACTACTATGGTAACTACAAGTTACCATATGTACCATTGTGAAGGCCCCTGTTTCCCTCCAACGTGGTCGTAATTCTATTCAATGTCAATGCCCTTCTGAATTGCTTGTTTTGCTTGCGTAGCATTGGGGCAAAACAACTAAAACAAGCAAAACAATACAAATGTATATGGACAACCACGTCGTTTTTGGTCTCTTCGTTTATTACTTGGCGATTGTCAAAACAAGCATAACAACTAATAGTAGAGGACTTTTTTTAAACTTCCAGGGTATGCCAGAAAAATTATAGTTGTGCCGCCCCTTCCCTTATTTTTAAGTATCTTCCCTATGTTGGTTGATGTTCCAAAAAGATGGATTTTGCAATGGGGATCCCTGCCGAAAATTTGCGCTGACCTCTCTAACCACGACAAGTCGTGTGTGGCCAGCACTCCGGCCGGCCACCTCTTTGGTACCATCTTTTTTTGTTTAACTATACCTATCGGTATAGTTAAACGTGCATGTGATCCAACCTTCCTGACCCACACATGCACCCCCTATACCCACACGGCCGTACGTACGATACGGCCGTGTGGGTATAGTCCTCTTATACTCGATAGTCTTACCACTTACGTGTTAAGACTATCGAGTATTTATATTGTTTGTTCTCAATGGAGAACACGGCCGTCTATTCCTGGTCTGCTGGCCCATGCTTAGACTGGCCGGTGCGTCCCTCAACGGGTGGGTCATCACCCTCTATGGTGGCTTGTTTGGTTGGCATGTCAACCACGACGATAGACTGTCTATCATTGCTATCTGTCAATGGGGGTAGCTGGCTCCACTTGGTCAGTTCTGCGTTAGCACGTGCGAGCAGTTCTTCTACCTGTCCTTCTGACAAAGCAGCCTGTACACGAATAGACTGTTTACTAGCCGTATCAGATGACGCAGACTGCAATACATCACGCGCAGCGGTCAACTGTACCCATGGGTTATCGTGCTCTAGCAAGGATGCTCGAACTTCGGCTGCTCGGGCTGCTGACACACGTGTAGTTCGGGTAGCTGCACGAATAGCAGATAGCTCATGGTTCAGCACTTCGGATTCCATGGCACTAAAGATGTCATCGTAGACTGCTCGGATCTCCGGCCGTTTCATCCACCGCGTCCATGCTTGCCTGTTGGCTGTGACATCCATGTCGAACACGCTCTGTCTGGTCTCGGCTAGGTAATCGGCCGTGACGATAAGCAGAATGGTACGCTTCATCAGGATGCGGTCATGCACGTGTGGCACGTTGTCCAGGCGTTTTAGCATGGGGATCGTCTTTTCAATCCATCTAGCATGGTATTCAACCATCTGCTCTTTGATAATACGCTGCTGTGTCCAGCGTATCATCTCGGACATATCCTCTTCCTTTGGTTTAGCCAATGACCTGGCGAACCACTCTAAGGTGGTCTCGTCTTGTTGCCGATTCTCTGGTTGATCAACGGCCGTGTTGGTATGCGCCTGCATGTGCGGAGTGGGGGGGGACACGTTCTCTGTGGGTGAGGATGTGCCGGCCAGTGCTTCCATAAGGGCGGTTGCCTCCTGAACGGCCGTTTCGTTGGGGGATGTTCCAGCTGGGGGAAGCACGTGTGTTGGTGGCTGATCCTCAGCCGTTGTGGGTGAGGATGTGCCGGTTTGTGCGTCAGCACGTGGGGGGATGTGAGGGGACGTGTGCGCTGAGGGGGGAATTGTAGGTGTTATGTCGCTGTCTTTTTTCATTATTAATTGCTCAGTTCCCCACCCTTACGTGCAGCGTATAAGGACTATGCGAAAGGGTGGGGTATTGACTAGATCGTGAGATCTTCCGGATCTTCTCGGCCTGGCGCTACTCTGCCGTGTGTGTGGAGTTGCGATGTACTGACTCCGATTTTTTGCATTGCTTTACGGATTGTCGGTGCCTTGATGGTGCGGCGACATTTTCTACCCAGACTGTCGGTGTAAAGCATTGTCCACTTGGGCCAATCTTTTTCTACTTTGCGCCTGTGCTCTTTGATTTTTAACCAATTGTTTAGTGTTGCCATGGTTGTTTACCTTCCTTTGCGGCCACGACTTCTTCTGCTGCTTCAAGTATGAATTGCTTTTCGTTTGATGTTAGTGCTACTCGCGTTCCTGCGCGGAGCATCTTTTCTTTGAGTTTTTTTGCTTCTTCTTCGTTTAGGTTGTTCATGGTTATTCACTCTCTTTTGGGGCAGGTGGTTAAACCTGCCCCTATACTTAATTTAATGAATGTTATCTCAAGTATTCGTTATGTTGAAGATCGGGGTACAATCCTGTGCCAATCTCTGTTAAAAATTCCTGCGTGCTTGTAAAGCCGCTGTTGAAAATGGCCACGACAAATGGCGTTTCCAGTAGTAGGTATAATTCGCGAATTCGGTGGGTTTGGTCTGGAGTCCATTCGTCTTGTTTTTTGCCCCAGGCTTCTGCCAGTCCTAACAACATTCCTAATACTTGGTTCTGAAATTCTTTGTTCATCTGACTACTCCTTTGCCGGTTATGAGCCACTGGCGGGGCTTGGGGGTTATGCCTCTATTAGTACGGTGCAGTTTGGGTGAAGCATCCAGGTGCGTTTTCCAAAATCACCGCTCAGTTTGTTGCTTTGAGTATTAACATCGTAGCCGTTAATATAATTGACTCGTTCCCATTCTTTGTGAGATTGTACGTAATACCACATTTTGCAATTTTTCGGCGTAATGTCTGATTCGTAGATTTGTCTTAATGTTTTGACTGTTCCGATAATCTCTTGGTTTGTCATGTCGTCTCCTTGTGTGTTGCTGTTCTTAACCATTTGCCGGTTATTAGCCACCGGCGGGGCTGTTAGGTTAAACTAAACTGATTCCACTTCCGCGTAATTGCTGATTAGTCCATTTAATAGCAGCTCGCTTACTCTCAAAATCATAGCGGAATTTACTCAACTGCTCATTATCCCAATTAATGATTCCCCCACTCCATTTGTTTTCATCGGAAAAATAATGGACAACTCCCTGAACTTCATCAGTCATAAACCCGCCAAACTTTTTTGTTTTGTATCCCGATTCTCCTGATTCCCATTTGATTGTCATGTCGTCTCCTTGTGTGTTGCTGTTCTTAACCATTTGCCGGTTATTAGCCACCGGCGGGGCTGTTAGATATTTATTTTGGGTATGTGATTACTACCCAAAACCCATTGATTAATTGAGGGGCTTGAATATCCCCGTATGTGTATTTTGCCTTCATGAAAAATGAATATGCAATTAGTTCGGTTGAAAATTTGTGATGTGTTGGGCCGTAATATTTTGTCATCGTCCTGTCTCCTTGTGTGTTGCTGTTCTCAACTATTTGCCGGTTATTAGCCACCGGCGGGGCTGTTGTAAAATTAGTCTTACATTTCCTTGACTTCTGGCCAGGTTAAATCGCCAACCCAGTCAAGTTCATATGAGGTGATTTTGAATTCTCTACCTTTGCTATCTATGACGATGGCAAGGGTTTCATCGGCAGTTCGTGCGTTTCGATGTTCCCATTTCCAGTTGCCGCGCGCACCTTGACGATATGCCGCTTTCTTCAGGCTTGTTGATGCATTATTTTTTTTGAACATGATTTTCCTTTGCCGGTTATTAGCCACCGGCGGGGCTGTTAATGGTGTTATCCTATGCGTTAATTGTCCAATGAACTCGGGCTTGCGAATTTATCATGTAGTAGGCTAAACCCTCAGCGCTGTCATTGTAGCGCAGACAGCCGCCAATTATACGGTCGCTCCAAATTGAATAATCAAATTCTGAAAAATCGGGGTTTTCATTTCGCTTCGTTAAAGAGGCTTCAAGTACACATCGGCCATATTCATCGTCAATCACTGAATATTTTAGTTCGCCTACGTATGTGTTCAGGTGTTCGATTATTTCCTGCTCTGATTCTAGTTTATGGCCTACTGGATTATTGTTGTACATTTTTGAATCTCCTTATAGATCCCAATTGTGTGTCATTTCATTTCTCCTTGTCGTTATTGGCGTTGTATTCCTCAATTTGTGCTACTATCTCTTCTCGCCACGCCTCATCGGACGCCGCTTTAAGCCATGCGACATACTCAGGTGAACCAACCTTCATTGTCTTTCCCATAAACTTGTCTAATATCGTCATCTCATCTCCTTGACTAATTGCTAAATCCCATCTATACAAAGTAGTTGCCGGTTATGAGCCACCGGCGGGGCTGTTAGGTTAAACTAAAATGATGCAATTATTCTTAACTGTGATTTTGCTCGCTCTGGTTAGTGCGTTAATAATTGACTGGTAAGAAAGAAGGGTCATTCCGTGGGCGCTAAGTGCGGCGTAAACAATACCGCTTGGTGCACCCAATGGGCCAGCTTCTTTCGCAGCATCTAAAATGAGGCTGACTGCTAATGATAATGCGCTTGTTTGCTCTGCTGATAATGTCGTCATGTCATTTTCCTTTGCCGGTTACGATGCCACCGGCGGGGCTGTTATCATCATAGGTTGCGTAAGCTTCGTTATCCTGCTATATATTCTTCTGCATCCTCTATGCTGTGAAAAGAATCTTCCACAAAAATAAACATACCCTCGCTATTATTGCCGATGGCGCGTTTGAAAATAACATACCAGTCACGGCGAATACCATTCTGTCGATAAATCGCTTTCCCATTTACCTCTTTTTGGAATGAGTAGGTGTTGCAATCAACATTGCCGATGTCTGCCCAATCGTCACCTAGCTCTTGTAAAATGGAAATTTCCTCGTCAAACCGCTTTTCATTATAGTAATAATTCTTGTCGCCCCAGCTGTCATGTGTTTCATGAATCGTTTCTGGATATTTGGTCATCTCGCTATTTCCTTTGCTCATTTGTATCTCCTTATAGATCCCAATTGTGTGTCATTTCCAATGCATGTTGGGCGTGGTATGACTTTTCAATAAAACTATTTACTACGGCCGCATCTGCCAGCATTTCTTTGGCTTCAATTGCCTTCCAGTTGTTGTGCAGAACCTCCAGCACCAATAATGTTTCTGTTTCGCTGAGATGGCTGCATCCTGCTTCGTCTTTTGCCTTGAAATACATGAGACCGGCCGTTGCTGTGGCGCTCTCCACGGGCAGTTTTCCCAACGAGTAATCCCTGTATGTCGCTGTGCTTACCTTGATTCGATGTTCGTTGACTACTTGGTCATCTTGTTCTGGACAAGATGACGTAGTACAGGACGCTAAAACGATCGCTACAATTGCGATCAGATAGAAGAGTATAGATTTTGGATTGATCATGATGTCCCCTTTGTAATGTGTAATGGCCGACTTGCTCAAGCCGGCCATTACCTATGTGTGTTTATTCTTCAAGGTGTAACAATTCCATGTTGATCTGACTTTCCATTAGTCTGAATGTCAGACTATTTGTAGTCAGATCTTCTAGGTTAAAAACCGGTTCTATGTTGCCTCTCAAGATCTTCATGAGACCGTCTACCTTGACTAAACCATCGAACATGCTGTTTAGTAGGTGAAGGGCCTCTTTGAAGTCGTGTCTTGCGATCCATCTCGCTTGTATTAATCCTGCAGGTACATGGAAGGAATCGTTTGATTCTATACGGATTTCTAATTCCTTTTCATTCATGATTGACCTCGCTTTCGTCTAGGAAAAACCAGATGCCACGTTCGTGTTCATACACCTTGTGTTCTCCCTTTAGAATAGCCTCCACTGTTTGTTTGGAGACATCAATAAACATAGTATACACTACCTCGTAAGCGTTAACAAGCCCCGATTTAGCATATATTTCTTTGCCTAGTGCTAGCAATGCTTTTGCTGACACCAGGCTGCTACTGTTTATACGATACTCAATCATTAGAATAACGACAACTGAACTACTTTTGTCGCCTCCTGCTTGCTGCGCTTGCGGCTGCCGGTTACTTTGATCGTGGCCTTCCCGAATACCAGGCGAGTTTGGACTGGCTCCACTGTGACGATTGGAGCAGGTTCCGGCTGTTGTTCTTCGTCAACGATCTTGACGGTTTCCGACGCTACTGGCGTAAATATCTCCGGCTCGGGTTCTGATTCTATCACGAACTCCGGATCTTCGTCGTTTTGTATTGACGATCCATCCAGATAGTTTTCCTCCGTTTTGAACTCTTCATTTGCTATCGCCATGAAATCAGCAAGGGTTTTAACAGCCTGTGGATTATTTTCAGTGGTCAACTCTTTGTATATTTCCTCCGCTTCTTCGAGTGTTACGCACTCAGCGAAGCGACCTTCGTAAATATCCTTTTGGGCCTGCTCAAACTCTAGGGCGATCTCATTTAACAATGTTCTGCTTGAAGAGTTTTCCATGATCGTTTTTGCTAATGCGTTCTCGATGGAATCCGCTGCTAGTCCGTCTAGATCGGCCAGATCGTCACTGTCGATTGTGTCTCCATTGACTCGCTTGGCTGCTGCTGCTTTGGCGATCACCAGGCGCAAAGCCTGGTCTTGCAGCGTTTCTGCATAAGCGAAGTGATAGACTTTGCAGTCTTTCGTCTGGCCAAGACGAAAGGCTCTGCCGGATGCTTGCATGACCGTGTAGATCGAAAAGTCTGGAGACATCCAAATGATGGTTGGATAGCCAAGGATATCTAATCCCGTTTCAACTTTTTTGGGGTTGGAGATAAGCACTTGAGTTCCCCGCTTCTCCTGCTTTTTGATCCATGCTTCACGTTTGTATGGATCTTCGCGCAGGATTTCTGAAGAGATGTTGTTGAACGCAAGGAACTCTTTCCACTGTGGTTGGATATCCAATGTGTTGGATTGCGCTACCATAAGTAGGCACTTTCGATCTGCGGCTAATTCCTCCTGAATTAACTCTAGGATCTTGGCCTCCTTTGGCGCTACGCCTAACGGCTGTCCGGTTCCTGGTATTGCTACCAATGGCGCGGCTTTGCCTTCCTCCTTGACTATCTTCGGTCTCCAAGGGGAGTCCGGCCAGTAAAGTAAGGCATATAGGTATTTAGCTAACAGGGAGCGGTCTCCCTTGATTAGTCGTTTGCCTAGCTCGTCTGATAACCTTTCAAACAAGATGCCGTACTGCTGTTTCATTTGATTATCCATCTCAACTGAAACGGCGATCTCCTGATAATTTGGCAGTGCCATACCCATATCGGCAAGAGATACGAATACAGAACGGTTTAACAACCAGGGCAGCATTGCAGGAGATGATCCTGCAATTTCGCGCACATTGCGGTTTGGCCTGCGGTTGCCGCTGTTTTTGCTGGAGCTATCCTCAGTCATGGAGAGTGTTTCTTCCATGACACCATAGGTTTTGCTCCATTCGCGCCACATCATACGTGTATGATTCGCGTTGCTGATATCTACCCATGCTTTTCTGAAGTCCTGGGACAAGCGAAACAGAAGGAAAAACAATGTGCTTGCTTTGCCACCATAGATGGTGCCGGTCATGGCTAACACTTTTCTACTGGACATGACTATGTGCGCGTATGATTTTCCACGATCAGATCCTTCCCCTTTGTATTGGTGGGCTTCATCTACAATGGCTATGTCAATCTTCCCCTTGTAATGGCTGTTGATATATGCTGCCAATGGGAAACGTGGTTTTGTACCATTGCTTGTGTCTTGCCACAAAGCACCATTACAGTTTTTGCAATAGGTCTTTTTGTTTGTGAAGTCCTCTAGACTTGCCAGCATGTTAGCATCCTTGTCCTTACGACCTTCGCGTATGATGATGTTCGAGCATGTCGGACATTTGACGCGGATTTTGAGTAGCTGTGCTTGAGCCTTTAGAAAGCCTGCATCACCATCGCGCATTTTGCGTAACTTACGCACTTTCTTACTGCCGCTGATGATATTGACTGGCTCCTTGACAGTTCGTCGGGCGATCCTTGTTGGTGCATTGTACCAGATGTTATGTTCCCACCCTGAGCCTTGGCTTGCCTTTGTTGATTTTAGGATACCAAATATTGGTCCCTTCTCAGCAAAGAAGCGGTCCACTTCTGTGATGGAGTCCAACTCAGTCGCCTTCGCCTCCGGCCATGTTAAACCAACCTCCCTGATCCATTTCAGAACCAGGTGCGGTGGACACATGACGATAAAATGATCCATCGTCTTGTTTTTGTTGTACATGGCGTATGCTGCGGCAATGGAAATGATTGTCTTCCCTGTGCCTAGCTGCCCAACCAGAATGGCCTCACGTTTGGTTTCCCACTGCGTACAGATGGCTACGGCCGAATGTTTTTGTGCTGGCAGCAAACCCTTACGATCTGTGTTAGGGATTCGTCTTGGATTTACTCCACGGATGTACTTGGCCCACTTGCCTAGTGTAAAGTTGTAGCGTGGCGGGTACAACTCCCTTAGTTTGCCTGTAACCGTTGCCAAATTGCTCGATAGGAATGATCCAAGTTTTTCGTTTTGCAAAACTTGGATCTCGCCATTTTCGTTAACGGTCGTGATAACCGACCTTGGATCGAATACGGTGATGCTTTTCGTCTTTGTTTTGGTTCCGGCCACTTCCTGTGTGACTCTGGTCACTGGCTCGTTGTACACTGAGCCTTTGATAAGTACAATGCCGCCGTCCTCTGTTTCGATTGTCTGGTTGTTGATATGACCTGCAGCAATCGTAGAAGCGACGTGACCCACCTTCATGGGTACGAGGGGATCGAGTGTAACCAGCGACTCATGACTGAGTAAACTCTTAAAAGCACTGCTCTGCTGTATGCCATAATCCTTAATCTCGGCTGCAACCGCCTCCGATGATGGCGCAAGGCCATAAAACCAGAATTTACTTGCAGGCGAAACTTTCTGCAATGTATATAGGGGTTCATCGAATGTTGGATGCTGCGGTAGATTCTCGCTAAGTTCCGACAATTGGCGGATCGCTCGCATGACAGTCGGATCTGGTTTTACTGATACGGCGTTGTGAGTTCCGTAAACGACGATTTGTTTGTAGATTTGGTAAGAATCGCCTACGAATCGGTATGCTACCATGTCCCTGAACCAGCTGGCCATGTATCGCTGCACATTGCTGTCAGCGATAATACGCTCTGGAATGATCCAGACTAGCAAGCCACCTGGAGCAAGCAATGGCCGCAACTTTTTGAGGAATCTATATTCTTCTCTGCCGTGTTCTGCATCAAAATCGTATGGGGGGTTGAGGTACAGAAGACTGAATGAGCCTCTATTGGCTTGGATATTGATGAAGTCATCGTTGATCACGTTGGCTGCGGTACAGCCTTCGATTGACGAAACGGCCGATCGTGCTGCTGCTGCGCGTTCTGTGTGTAGCTCGTTACCGTATGGCCTCATGTGAAGCGTTTTTGCTAGATACGTGAGAGCCTCACCTTCCCCGCAACATGGATCTAATACGCTCATTGATACGTCGTTCTTTTGCCTCTTGATAGCTTTCGCTATCAAGTCTGTCATCAATTGTGGGATCGGGTAGAATCCCGCTTTCTCTTGTCCTGCTAGTCTCATTAGATTGCCTCCTATATTGCATATCTTCAAAATCTATCCAGTTGGGTTTGATAACATATCCCTCAGCACTCACACGCTGGACGGTAAATGGATAGTCTTTCCAACCGGTAGCTTTTCTATAACTGATTATGTCGTCGTAGCCGATCTGCTCCCATATGAGCGAAGAACTATTTAGCACGTCCACCAAACGTGCTGCATTATGTTCCTCCAATGTGAAGTAGATCGGCTGTTTAACTTTGTTGTACGTTCCGAATATTACGTACAAAGGGCTATTTCCTTGGCGGCGAGGCTGGTGGAGATGATCTCGCGCCATTTCTTTTGACCGGTGATTCGCCACAAGGTGCAGCCTACCATTTTGTGTGGTGTGCACGCGTAATTGATCAGTCCTATAGCTCTGCCGGTAATCCAAAGGTACTCGGCCCACTCGGGTACAATTGGCACGTCTGTTATCTTGTCCAGTAAGGATAGGAATTCGCTGGGCATACTATCGTCATTTTCAGGGGCGATGATGTAGGCTGCTTCGCTGGTTGGGTTAACGTTTCGTGGTAGAAGGTCGTTGTGGATCAGGATCATTTGCACTAAACCGCTTGGCAAGTAGGTGTTCAACCGCACGTGGTTTTTTGCGGTGCCAACGGTGAAGTATTGATACAGTAGATCCACCTGCCGATCCTGCATCAATGCTGCCCAATTTGCCGTGACTGCGTTCTTAGATCCGACCAGGCTGATGTACAACAAGTGGCTAGATCCGGCTTCAAGGACGAATTTTTCTACATGAACGGGCAGTCCCATGGCGAATTCTGCCTTGAGATCTGTGTGTGTTGTGCCGACCTTGCGCCATTTTAATAGAGCATCGAACCAATATGATGGTGCTTTGTAATTAGGGTAATTAGACTCTGTGAGTTCTTTTGCTCTGACTACAAAGCCGCACTCTACCAATGGCTTGCGCCATATGCCTTGTGATCCTAATAGCTGTTCCTTGATCTGTTCAATTCGTATCGGTATTGAAAACTGGCGTAACTGTTCCTGCACTGTCGTCAGTGGGATGCACTGACGGTTATCCTTGGATGTCTCGTAATATTCTTCGTTACGCAAAATCTTGTAACCGATCTCGACAATGTTTTCTGGCAGTTCTATTGGCCTGGCCTTAAAACAACCTCTCTCCTGATCATGGACATAGCCATAGTGATCGGCCATTTCCATGACATACTTCGTGAATTCGTCTGAGAAGTCATTTAGATCTGTGTAGTAGAACTTGCCAAAAGCGTCTTCGGCGACGGCACTAAAAAACGATTTCTCGGCATACATCTGACCATCGAATTTGGTGTCCATGACTCGATGGTTCTCTTTGTTGATTTCGACTTTTCTGTGATAGTAGGCGTTGTAACCTACCTTTTCAAACTCCCAACCATGGGAGACCATGAAAGTCGTTATGTGTGCTTCAATCTCGTTTTTTGCCGCCTGATCTAGCCCCGTGTAGATCTGCCCTGGATACAGTCTGTCTGTAATAAGACGCGAGATTGAGTACTCAGCTACCTCCTCTAACGGCCTGTTGCGGTTTAGTGTAGTTACACTTTTCAATAGGTCGTCTGTGATACAGCTGGTTACTTTCTCGTAGTTTGGAACCTCAACTATGAGGAAGTAGTTACCACGTCTTATGAAGTCCACTACGGGTGGCAAAAACTCAAAGCTGCCTCCTAATCCGTTGGCCGATCTCTTGTGATCTATGTGTGTCATTAGATCTGCATAATTGGATGGGGTTGCTCGCTGGACTTCTGTTTGCAACTCGAATACCGTGTTGATCAGACTGTCCTCCTGGACGTAATTATTTCCTGCGTTGTCGCTGTGCCTGATCAGGCTCGACTGCTTCAATGCTAAATTTACCAAATCTGTGTAATCCATGGGTGTACCTCCTTTCTATTCCCACGGCAGTGGGTTATCAATTGCGCTGGCCGGCGTTTTTTCTGTGGTTAGCTTGGCCACGTGGTTCGCTTCGATTGCCTGCAACATCGCTTGCATGTCCAGTGCAAATCTCGTCAGTGCTTCGTCGCTGTACTTGAGTGTCGTGTACACCCAAGTTTCCTTTGGCGAGTTTGAAAGGGGATTGATCTTGCCGGTAGCTGGATCTTCTCGACCTGGACCAAGGCCAATGGTTACAAAGTGGGCTAACTCGCTCTTCTTGTCGGTGTCTGTGCGGATCTTGAATACGCGACATATCGTCTTTTCCTCCGTGACCTTTCCCCGAATGGAGACCCATTGATCTCCATTCGTGGCGAAGTGCTGTGTTAAAATCAGGTAGCACAGATAGCGCAGATCTGAATACGTCAAGTAGTGGGAAGCGTCTGCTACTACCTTGCCGTTTTCTGTTGAACCGGCCCAAAACTTGATCATGTTGAATTCGGCGTCTGTGCCTGGGATACAATATTCTGCATGCAGGAAAGCCGCACGATTGAAAAATGAATAGAAACGGTAATCTTGGTTCGTCATGGTGGTTGCCTTTATCCTTTGGAGCAGGTGGGTTAGACCTGCTCCCTAATGCTGGTTTAATTTAATCCGTTGTTAATTATCTCCATATTCATTCCAACTGTTGTTGCTGCCAACTAACGGCGCGTATGTGCAATATATGCCTGGATAATCACACATCTGATAGGCGAAAGTGTCCCACTGCTGGTTAACGTTAGCTTCGAGTTCTTCCCAATTGGCATATTTACCCAATGGATCGGGTGGCATTACGGTGTTGCCGTGGAACATCAGTTCCGCGATTGTTGCGGTATATAGACCCATGGCGCGTTCGTCGAGAGGTCCGCACTCGGGACGAATGTTGTCCGGTGCAATTCCGTTAGGACGATAACCATCGTAATTTGGGAAAACTTCTACGGCTACAATGGAATTGACTGTGCCGGCTGTGCATTGTTCGGTTGCGACCAGTGTTCCATACTGGATGTACATGAAGAGAGATACTCCCTTATCAACGATCACATTAGTGGTGATATCCACCACATAGACATTGCCAATGGTTTCCGGTGATGCCAAGACCGGCTGGGCTAAACTCCTGAGTGTTAGAAATACTACTGACAAAGTAAAAACGAATACAAAAATCGAGAAACGTGTAATCATGGTAAATCCCCTTATGGATGTACCGACCGATTGCTCATATCGGTCGGTACGCTAAATTTATTTGCCTAAAATGCTAAAAACTAGAACGGGATGCCTTCGGTTGGATCTTCCGTTACGACGGCCGTCTGCTGGTCGTTTCCGTTGCTCTTGTTCAGAAACTCGACCTTGGTGGCTCGGATAATGAAGTTTGCACGAGGGTTGCCATCGCTGTCGTTCCAGACTTTCGGATTGCCATATTGATCGCCGACCATACGGCCGACGACAAGAACGTCTGATCCCTTGTGCAGATACAGATTGCAAGGTGCTGCAAGGTTGCCCATAACTTCAACCTTGAACCAGGTGTTGAACTCATGGGAGTTGCCGTTTGAGTCCACCCACGATTGGGTGTTGCAGATCGGGAAGTTTGAAACTTCCTGACCTGATGGCATAGTTCCTTGCTGGGGATCTTTACCTAAGTTTCCACGTACAATGATTTGCTGAAATTGTTGCGTCATGTTGTTTCTCCTGCTCAATGTTGAGCCTTAAATTGGTTTATAAACGAGCAGTTTTTGATGTCGTACTCAGGACATATTCAATTCATCTATAGCTGGCCAGTCCTCCTCCCCCTGAAGGTCACGATATACTGCTTGCTCTGGCGGCGATCCCTGCGGTTCTCGATCCGGCGCAGTTTTGCGGATTTCTTTGTTTCCTCTTCCATTACCAATTGTGTTTGTTGTGTTTGTTTCTGCATGATATTTCCCCTTTAAGGCCGGTGCTCAAACCGGCCTTACTAATTGAACATGTGTAAAGTGATTAAATAAAAATTGTCTGCTATTTATTAAAGCGACTGAACATCACTCCAGCTGAGGTCCTGCATCCAGTCGAGTTCCCAAGATTCAATTTCGTATTCATTACCATTGTTATCCACAATGAATACCATCATCTCGTCGGCAGTCCTGGCGTTCCTCCATTGCCATTTCCAATCGCCCCGTACGCCTTGGCGATATGCAGCCTTCTTTACTGATGAATGAGCGCTATTTTTTTCAAGATACGTCATTTTTATCTTCCTTTTTTGCTGAAGTTATTAAATAAAAGTGAGTAGTTTTTGATGTCGTACTCAGGACATATTCAATTCATCCTAGACAACCGGTTGGTCAACAATAAACTATTATCTTTTTCGCGTACGGCGTTCAATAAAGATTGTCCCCCTTGCCGCGCAGCGGAAATTTTTTTGAGCTATTTTAATTGTATGATTATATAGCTCTGTACGGGCATATAATACAGTAATAATGGGTGGGGATGACCCCTAAATATGGTTTAATGATTCGCGTATGGCGTTCAATAAAGATTGTCCCCCTTGCCGCGCAGCGGAAATTTTTTTGAGCTATTTTAATTGTATGATTATATAGCTCTGTACGGGTTAGCGTCGTGGGCGTCGCGTGTTTCTCCTTGGCGGTTTGGGGTTTATGATCGTTGTTGTTGTTGGCTCTTGGTCTTGGCGCCGCGTCGTTTCGGCCTGGTGGTGTGTGTAGATCATGTGTGTTTCAATAGGTCGATCTGCGTTTGCTGCAATACTCATGATTTGGTATCGTTGCCGTGTTTGTCTGACCTTATGTTGTTGCGCGCAGGCATTGATTATAATCAACGTTTGGGCTGTTTCTAATCGTTGCCTGCTAGTGTAGAATTTGTCAAGATCATGAAGAAAAGGAACACGTTCTAGCTGTGCGTATTGGCGTATGGTCTCGGCTGTTTCGTTTGGTCCAAAGTAGCAGATATATTCATGGTCTGCACTATTATAAATATGGTCAATCTGCGTCAAGAGGTCAATGTTATGTTTTGGTGGGCATGTTCCGATTATTGTTAAGGCGATCATTGTTTTGTTCTCCTATGGTTTGCTTGTGAATGGATAAAATAATGGGTGGGGGTGTTTTTTTTGTCGTTTTTCGTTGGTCTGCCTGCTCTCTAGGTGTTTTCTCACCTAAGCGTTGATCCTGCTCAATCTCTTTTTAGTTGCACCGTTCTTATTGACTAGACAAGAAATCGGTGCGGTTTTATGGCTGCTCTCGCTCTGATTGGGTGTTAGGGGGGGGTGTTTGGGGGTGTTTGGGGGTGTGCAAAAGATCTTGAAACTGTCGTCTGCTTGCTGATTAGGCTTTCTTCCAACTATGCCGTGTCTCTGCTCATAACTACACGGATGTAAGGAATAATAAAGCGGGTTTTTTCTGCTTCGTGTTAGTTGCGTTTCTGACATTTAGTCGCTGTCAAGCAGTTGTCATACGGCTTATGTTTTACTTTTGCCTGGCAATCTATAACGCCGAAGCTCTGGGGGCTTTTATTATTCGGTTTTTAAGGGGCTGTTTTGTTTGCTGCTTCCAACCTCTTGAAAGTGCACTAAATTTTTAATTTTAGGTCAATGGTCAGCCAACAAGGTTAACCTTGTTGGCTTTAACTGCTCTAAAATTGGGTGTTTTTCCTTACATAAGCGGCCGCTTTGCGGATAATATCGGTGTGACACTCTTTCTGTCCATGACACCAACAAACTAAAGGGGTTGTGGGGCTTATGCGTGATAACTCGCGCATGATAGCCGGATCTTTCGCTTGAATTCGCGACCATAGCCAAGCCTTGTATTTTTGCTGCCAGTCTGCTCTGCCTCTCCATTGGTTCGCTAGTGGCGATCCTTTGACTTTTTTGTGCTCGCTTGCTGCTCCACAGTAAATTGGTTGCTTTCCGTCTATGTCGCGGTTGTTTAGGTCGTTGGTTAACTCTGTCCAGGTCGCATAATTACGGATGTTTACACGGTATGGCATGTTTTTTTCGTGCATGTGGTAGGTTTTGCCTGGTTTCGCGGGTGAGGCTGTTTTGATCTTTGCCGTTTCGATGGCGATATGGCGATCTTGTGCCTTATTGATGATCTGCTGGTCAAGTTGCGAGGGGGTCTCGGTTAGGATAATTAAGCCGTCGATCTCGGCTGCCATGCGTCCAGCGTTTCGTCTGATTTCGCTCATGCGCTCATAGTAACCTTTTCCGTTCAGGTCGCTATAATGAATTTTTACGGTGATATGGGGGTGGCTGTGCGTTGCTGCTCTTACTGCCTTGTTTGCGTCTGATGACGGGAGTACGTGAAAAATGGTTGGGGTTTTGATGCCCTCTATCATGGCGCTGATCGTGTTTCTCAGTTGGTTAAACTCGCGGGGGGTTCTTGTCTTTTCGGTTAAAAGTCCACATTGATATGTTTTACTCATGTCATTTTCCTTTGCCGTTTTCGGCGGGTAGGTTTTCTCTTTATTGTACTCTGTACGGGTTAGAATTGCTTGACGTTGATTGACATAATGCCTGTTCTCTCATGTCTTTCTAATCTTTACGGGTTAGTAGGTTTTTAGGGGGGCTGCCTGCCAGATCGCAGAGGTTCGGCCGTCTTTTTCTTTGTTAGGGGGGCTGCCTGCCAGATCGCAGAGGTTCGGCCGTCTTTTTCTTTGTTAGGGGGGCTGCCTGCCAGATCGCAGATGTCCACCCGTCTTTTTCTTTGTTAGGGGGGTGGCTGCCAGATCGCAGATGTCCACCCGTCTTTTTCTTTGTTAGGGGGGTGGCTGCCAGATCGCAGAGGTTCGGCCGTCTTTCTCTTTTCTTTGGCGGAGCCCTCTTTTTGGCGTTGTTTCAAGCAGACCATTAATCGAGTTGTTGCAACTGGATCAACTAATGAAACTACTTTCTTTTTTCTTTTATTCCCTCTCTTTTGTTTTTCTTTCTGTTTTTCTTTTTGTTTTTCTTCATCTTTTCTTTGGCGGAGCCCTCTTTTTTGGCGTTGTTTCAAGCAGACCATTAATCGAGTTGTTGCAACTGGATCAACTAATGAAACTACTTTCTTTTTTTCTTTTATTCCCTCTCTTTTGTTTTTTCTTTTGCGGAGCTTCTTTTTTGGGGTTGTTTCAAGTGGACTTTTAATCGAATTGTTGTAACTGGATCAACTAATGAAACTATCTCTCTTTTTATGTTGCTCCTATTCTCTTTACATATGTTTGTGTGTTTGTGATTTTTTTGTGGTTTGTGATTCTCTGGTTTTGTTTTTTTGTTTTATTCTTTATGTATCTTGATATCTTCAGGCGCGGCACTACACGGTCGCGACCTGTCCTGTATTGAAAATACAATTAGGTTTGGCGCGAATGGACTATAATATTTTGCGGGATTATTGTTTGAGGGTGCTGCACCAGCGATTGAGGATTAAGGAGAAGTGTATGGCGCTCGCTGGTGCAGCGTAGCAGTGTGTGTCTTATGCCCTCACCAGGGCTTGATCATTATTTTGCGGGACTTTTAATCAGTATGCTTTCTCCGGCCTGGTTTTGCTCTTGGTGCAGGTGATTCACCAGCAAAAGCGTAATCTCGTAATGCCTCGATAGCTCTACTTGAGAATCCTCCACCTTCCCTACCTGCGGTGTAGGTCATGTCATTGAGTGCAGGCTTACCAAAGCGTGTGAGCAGACCTTTGAGATCTTCGAGAATGTCGCCAATGATCATGGTTCTACCTGGCTCGATCATGGTGATAGGCGTATTTTCATTGTATGCCGGCTGGCTTAGGATCGTGACTCGCGTTTGAACTGTTTGGCCTAACGTTTTGAAATGTATGTTAAAATCTGGATGTAGTTTAACTGAATTATTCATCATAAGTTATATCCCCTTTGCGTTGGTGGTTGTTTGAGATGGGGAGCGATTACCGTCTAATCACTCCCCCTCTGCAAGAAGGCTCATAAGCTGTTGCTCATGAATGAGACTAGGGCAACCACTACCCTATACGGACATTATAACAGAATCAAGGCGCATGTCAACACTCTGGCTTATTTTGCAATAAATTGCTATACTTCTTTTTGCTCCATCCTGTAAAAAGGATGTTAGGGTAGATGATTCAAAAGGGTGTTCGCTCAAGCACCTTGTAGCGCTTCCCCTTGCGTTGCGTGTAATTGTCTACCCTTTTTTGTTTGCTATTGACTAATACGGGCATATCGTTTAATATAGGGGTGAGCGAATTATTTAGAAAGGGGTGAAAATATGAATAAAAATGGAGATGGCGTAACCGACCTGGTGAAAGCAATCCAGGTTGGCCTGAGATTTGGACCGTTGGTTCGTGTGGATCTGGCTGAATACGCAGATGCATCAGGATTGACGCTGCGTAGCGTTCAACGATATGCAAAATCTCTCCCGCATACTGAAGGTTTCGTCATTGAAAACAAGCGCGGCAACCTTCGTTATTTCCGTAGCATTGAAGCACAACCAAAGAAAATCTTGATGGAGCAGGCGCACCAATTTTGCTCTGTCGCTTATATCCTGGATCACCTGCAAACCAGGCCCATTGTCGTTTCTGTCGTTTTGTCGTTGCTATCTTATATATATATATATACTAAAGAGGATCTATTTATTGATATACCATCTACTTTGGATAACCATCTATTCTTGGATAACGACCTGTCTTTTCTTTATAGCCAGCTTGAAACGACAAAAACGACACACGAAACGACACCGACGACTCAAAGGGAAGTCAATGGCCATACTTATGATGTCGGTGGAGCTTATGAGCAACTTAAGTCTATGGTCTGTCACGTATGTAAGTTGAGTCCACTTCTGGTGCTCGAAGATGATGAAGCAAAAGTCATGAAAATGTTTCGTGCTGGTATTACGGCCGATCTCGTTTTCAAGCGATACAGTCGATCACAAACGCCAAATTTCTGGTACAACGGGTATTGGAAAGGCAAGAAGAATGCCTGGCCTTCGATTGTGGATATTATGAGTACCTGGGAACATTCCGCCGACTATCTCCCTAGTGCTCATGATAGCTGGCCTGGTGTACTGGATATTCAAGAACAGATCATTGAAGTCATGCAAAACAATCCTAGTCGATATAAACAACAAGATGCAATCGCCCAATTAGCAGAAATCGGCTATGATAAAATAGTAGATAAAATTGAAGGCGGCTACCCGCAAATGATGCGTATGCCCTTGGATACTCTCCGTGTTAAGATCGCAGTCGCAGTGCGTGATATTAGAAAACTGTAAGGACAATTGAATATGGCAACCACTACAAAACCGTCCAACGGCCATACATCGGCCGTATATGAAACTCCCGATACCTTTTTACCTCCCTATAGCGAAGAAGCAGAAGCGGCCGTTCTTGGCTCGCTGTTTATTGAACCTGACCGGCTCAGTGAGGTGAAGCTGTTGCCGGAAATGTTCTATCGTGGTCTGTACCGGCAAATATTTAAAGCGTTCAAGCATTTGCAAGAGAATAAGATGGCTATAGACGTGATTACAGTTTGCGATGTCCTTAACGATTGGGACATTGCGGATAACGTCGAGGTGAAGGTTATTGACTTATGTAATTCCGTTCCAACCTCCACCAATTTACATAGCTATGCTTCTATTGTGCGTACTGACTACAATCGGCGTAGAGCTATCGCCCTGGCTGGTCAGATCGCTTCTGCTGCCTACAATGGCGAGAATACCATTGATTCTATTGTATCTACCACACTCGATGGAATTCGCAAGATTGGCGGTGACGCCAATGATAATGAGCCTATTTCTAGCTATGTAGCCGGCAGTCAAATTTTGGATGTTCTTGGAGATAGACGAGTTAATCAAAAAACATCAATGGATGCTGGATTGATCACTGGCTTTAGAGATCTTGACCAACTTTTGCAAGGGATTGAGCAAGGCGCTCTTGTTATTGAGGCTGGCCGTCCTGGTATGGGCAAGAGTCTATGGGAGCAGGCAATAAGAATGAATTTGATTGCTAAGGGCAAACGTGTAGCGTGCTTCAATTTAGAGATGTCAACTCAGCAATTAACCATACGCATGCTGTCTACTATGACGCAGATACCGTATAAGCAAATCTTGCACCCTTTCTCACTCCCTGAAAAAAAATGGCAAGATGTTCAGCGAGCCATTGGAAAGATGTCCGAATACCCAATGTATTTACATTCTGTCCCTAGTCTAGCTATCGATCAGTTAGAAGCAATGGTTCATCGGCTATTTGCCGAACATGGCTATTTTTCTTTAATCACGGTGGACTATCTTCAATTGATGCGCGGCCGTTCAACGGCTAAGAATCGCGTGGAAGAGATTGGTCAGATATGTCGTGGGCTTAAACAGATTGCTATGGAGCTTAATACAGTGGTCTTGGCTGCGGCCCAAATTAATCGCGGCGTTGAGCAGCGTGCAATTAAAAAACCTATGCTTTCAGATCTGCGCGAAAGTGGCGATATGGAACAGGATGCTGATATTGTCATATTTCTGTATCGTGACGAGTACTATAATCCTGGCACTGAACGCGCAGGTATCTGCGAGATTGATGTTGCCAAGAACCGTAATGGACCGGTTGGAGAAATAGATCTATTCTTCAGCCCTGAGAAGATGCGCTTTGCCAATCTGATGCGAAAAGAACATGCACCGATTGATTTATAATTTATGAGTAGCACACAATAAAAGGGGAACGTATTATGACTGAGGCAAAAGAGAAGATTGCTCGCAGACATCTTGATGCTTATTACACAAGTCAAGCACAGGTTGTTTCATTGATAAATTCGGTAGATATACACGGAGCAGTACTGGAACCCGCTGCGGGGAAATTAGCTGTAGCCCGAAAAATTGCGAGATCTCCAAGGGTTAAAGTTGTAGTTACAAATGATATAGATCCAGACATGCCAACGACCTTTCATGGGGACGCAACTAATTATGATCATCCTATGTGGAGAAGTCGACTAAGGTGGGATTGGCTTGTCACTAATCCTCCCTATTACTGTGCAGCGGAAATATTAAGAATTGCGTGGCATGTGGGGATTACAAATATAGCTATGCTGTTACGATTGTCATTTGATGAGCCGACACAGGGGCATGGTCGGCATTATGGCCGCGCCAAACTGCTGCAGGAGATGCAGCCCTTCCATTCTCACCAATTGATCTTTGGCAGTCCTCGCCCCAGCTACACAGATGATGGCAAAACCGACTCTGTAACAACCGCCTGGTTTGTTTGGGAAAAAGATCACCTAAAGAATGGGAAGGGGTGTGGTACTCGAAAGCAATATATAACTGATTGGCAGATGGATGGGCATAATGGGGATTAGGCCAGCTATTAGATATCATGGAAGTAAATGGCTCCTAGCAAGATGGTTAATTCCTTTGATGCAGGATGAAGAGGTATTTATTGAGGGTTTTGGTGGATCTGCCGCTATTCTTCTCCAACGCGATCGCGCCACACTGGAAGTTTATAATGACCTGTGTGAAGATGTAGTTATTTTTTTTCGTATGCTTCGTGATAGGGAAGAGGAATTGATTGAAGCACTCTGGAAAACTCCTTATGCTCTGAAAGAATTTAAAGCAGCGGCAAATGAAGGTGGTCTTGACGACCTTGAAATAGCACGACGTTTCTATATTCGCAGTTATATGTCAATTGCCGGACCTACGGCGCAATGGCAGACCGGTTGGCGTCGTCAAAAAGTGGTTGGGACAGCCTCCAGATCTAACGGCCGTTTAACGGCTGCTGCCACTTCGTTCGCTCGGGTAGATAGATTGTATGCAGTCGCTGATCGCCTGCGTGGTGTTCAGATTGAATGTTTGGATATATTTGACTTACTAGATCGCTATGATCAACGTAACGTCATGTGGTATCTAGATCCTCCTTATGTAGCTGAAACTCGTGCTTCCTGGAAACAAACGGCATATGCCCACGAAATGACACTAGAAGATCATGAAAAATTACTAGACGTTGTAGTAAAGTTAAGAGGTTCCGTAATGATCTCCGGCTATCATCATGAACTATATGCTAATTGCTTGGCCGGCTGGAATATGATGGAGACCGAATCAAGGATCAACGGCACAAGAAAAGCAACTGAGGTCGTTTGGATGAACTATGACCTTCCTTCTAAACCATTACAAATGACGTTAATTTGAAACTAAGATGAATAGCATCCTGGATGGATTGAGGTTAGATGATAAATAAATATCACGAGGGAGAAAAAGTGCGCTGGGTTAACCAAATGGTTAATGCTGTCTGGCAGCTATGGATTTTTGTTGACTCGGAAATAATGTGGAGACATGCGGACGAAGGAGATAAGTTATGGATAGTCAGTATGAATTTGTAGAATCAGACAAAGCAAAAACGCGCATTGCATTACGTGAGGTGCTGGTCGCCTGGGGGACATCTGAACTGGCCCAAGTGCAGATCTATAGACCGGCAAAGAAAATGAAGATCCCCTGTGACTCGATTTTGTATGAAACATATCGGCCGTTTACAATCTCGTCATTGGTGAAGAAAATGCAACAGGGACAATATACGCCATCTCCTTGTATAGTTGTTACTCGATATGTTGTGTTTAATACAAAGTATTACGTTGTAACTGACGGTAATCATCGATCTGCTGCGGCCTGCATTGCTGGGATCTCTAAAATATCAGCTGAGATATTAGGAGAAGTCGATCTTTCAAATGCGCCAATCAGCCTCGATGGAGATAGTCGCATAATTGTGCAAACAAAAGATCCGGCCTGGTGGACTGTCACAGGCAATGTGGTAACAGGACGCGAGCGTGAACTAATCCATAAAATCAGCAAACTTCAAGCGAGAGGATACAGTCATGAAGAAACGCGGAACAAGACATGGAAAAGGGCGAGGCAAGTGGCGCAAAGAATATCGTAAGTATAAGAAGAAAGATGGCACTATTAGCCATTATTGGAATTGGCGCGAGCGTAATGTTCGTGTTTCTGGAGCAAAGAACAGTAGTCGCGGCCGCAAAATAAGATATCGACCTGGCGGTAAAACACGTGGCCGTCCTAAGCGCACCACAAATTAAAAGGGCTCTTCTGAGCAAAGGGGAAAACAACATGAGTGATTTGCTTTATCCATTTATTGACATACCAATAAAGGATTATGGTGTGTTTCTGGTGCGGTTGGCTGATGGTCGCTGTGCGACGAATGTGCCGCTATTGAAGCAAAGTGATTATTCAGACCTTGGATATGATTGGGGTAATCTTGGTTCAAAATCTTCCGAACTGGCGTTACATATCCTTGACCATGTTTTTCGTGAGCTTAATTCATTCTCTTACCATAAACATGATCGCTTTGGTGATGCCTTTATGCTGCACCAGGTATTTAAGCGTGATATTCTTGCTTATATACCTCGCTCTGGTGGTTTTATTCCCTGGACACGAATTCTCCATTGGCTTAATAAGCAAGAGACACACGATTTCATTATTCCTATTTCTATTTTTGGTCCTGAGCGCTCTATTATTGTTGCTGTGCCAAGCTCGGTAATTAATTTTAGTTTCGACCTGCGGTATGCATTAGAAATGCCAAAGCGAACATTATCGCTCGCTAAAAGCAAGGAAAGATTTTTATGCCTCCTTTTGGATGCAGTTGACGAATGTGTTGAGCAAGCAACAACTAGAACTTTGTTCTATGACGCTTCTGAATCTATTGATGAAGTTCTGATCGTTGACACGAAATTAACTAGTCCTGACCAACAAGAAAAATTTATCGCTCTAATAGAACCCTATGTAGCCTATCTGTTTCTACATCCCGAACTCTGGCATGTTTTTGGACAAAAGCATACTGCGAACTAAAGAGAGAAAAATTAAGATTTAATTTAGGGGTAGACTATACCTGTACGGGGCGATAATATGAAAAAGGTAGCAACATACGCAAATAGCAAAGAAACGCTTAGAGAGAAACTAAACGTACTGGCCGAAGAAGCAGGTAATCGTGGTAGATTGTCTGAAAGCGAAGGGATCAATCCTGGCGCAATAGCCTATGTGTTATCCGGCGGAGAGTCTAACACGGTGCGCCGCAAACTGAAAATTTATAAGGGCGAGAGGCGGTATAGGATAATCGTGGAAACGGATGAAAAGACATACCGTGAATTTAATGAGCTATGCGAGAACGAAGGAGTGCCTCGGCCTGCTATGATGAAACTGATTATCGCTTTCTATAAAAAATATAAATGGCTAAACTGCTTTTATAGTTAACTTCTGTATTATTGACTGGTCATGCTCCTGCTGCAAGACGCTTGTTGTATCGGGCGCGAAGGATAGAAGGTGATTGACAAAGTTGGAACGCAGTACAATTAAATTCCTCTAGGAAATGTGCTATTCCTAAATACAAAAGAGATCGGTTTAGTCAGCCGATCTCTTTTGCTGCATAAAGGAGAAAACAAGGTGACTCTCAAGGCAACCTGTTTCTATACTTATTATGGACGATTCAATCTCGATCTGTCAACTATGTTGTTATGAACGGCAGATCAATAACTTCCCATGTTGCTTGCTGCTTCATTGTTAAATCGGCAACAACACCATTATCATAAATGGCTTCTATAATGAGGTGGCGCTTGTCACCATCTTGATAGGCGTGATCATCATTATATAAGGTGATGTCATAAGTGTTGGCTATGGGAGATACTGGATCTCGATTGTGATTGTTGATCACACGGCCGTATTCATCTACCAATGTCCAGGTAGCACTGGTTGGTTGAACGATCTGATCGTTTTCGTCATAGAATGTAATCGTGACAATTTTCGTGCCACGATCATTCACTGAAGACAGGACGGTCATATCTAGTCCCTCTTATGCCGGATCAGGTATGCCGATCTTCACCTGGTTGGTTGAGAATGAATTGCCGCTGGTTATTGCCTGTGATGTACATGGACCTGTGGCAAGCAACTCTGTTGCACCATCATCAACAATGGCATACCAAAGTGCGAACCCTGTAGCTGTGGCAATACCATTGTTATTTAATGCGGCCATTGTAACTTCTCGGCCTCCACCTGCTCTGTCTGCTGGACCTGTAATGACAAGATTACCATTATCCCAACCTAACGCATATGTGGTGATCGCTTCGGTGTATGTGGTTGGTTCAGCGGAACAAAGATACATCTTATCCGCTAATCCGGTTGCTGTAATTAGAACGTTTAAGCCTTCATCTAAAACTCTGTTATAAAGCATTGCCATGGGTATAACTCCTATTTACTGAATTTTTACTGACGGACTGCGCTCTGCAAAAACTATAGCAGGCTCTTGGCTACTAAACAATATAGATGGTTCACGCTCGGTAAAAACTACGTATAAACCTTCTATTTTGATGAATGTCATGATGTCTAGCACTGGTGCTTGGGTTTCTATGTCCTCAAGAATCAGGTAATGATCTTGAGTTAAAGTCATGGTATCTAGCGTAGGTGCCTGGGCCTCTATGTTTCCAAGGATTAGATCGTGCTCCTGCGCCAAGACCATGATGTCCAGCACTGGGGATGTGGCCGTGATGTCTCCTAGATCTAAGACTACGCCTTCGCTAACCGTCATGGTATCTAGCGTAGGTGCCTGAGTCTCTATGTCTCCAAGGATTAGATCGTGCTCCTGCGCCAAGACCATGGTGTCTAGCACTGGAGATGCGGCCGTGATGTCTCCTAGATCTAAGACTATGCCCTCGCTAACCGTCATGGTGTCTAGCGTAGGTGCCTGAGTCTCTATGTCTCCAAGGATTAGATCGTGCTCTTGTGCCAAGACCATGGTGTCTAGCACTGGAGATGCGGCCGTGATGTCTCCAAGGATTAGATCGTGCTCTTGTGCCAAGACCATGGTGTCTAGCTTTGGTGACTGTGTCTCTATGTCTCCAAGGATTAGATCGTGCTCTTGTGCCAAGACCATGGTGTCTAGCACTGGAGATGCGGCCGTGATGTCTCCAAGGATTAGATCGTGCTCTTGTGCCAAGACCATGGTGTCTAGC